GGGTGTCCGTGAGGATGCCTTTTTTCATTCCCGCCCACCCTCCCTCTGAACAAAAGATCTACCTCGAACAAATGTAATCATAATAGGGCTACGATCAAAAAGAAACCCCATCGGTATTCTATTGCCGACAGGGTTCTTCCAACGTTGTATCAAATCATATCATCTCACTCCATTTGATTGTGTCACCGACGAAGCACCGCACCGCCAGATACCTTACGAACGCCGTCCCTTCCGGGGCGTCAGGGTCTTCCAGATAAGCCAAGACAGCCTTGACTATTTTCTGGTCGCAATCCAATACCTTAGGAAAGTAGTCGCTATAGAACATAGCGAACAGATATTGAACGTCTCCCCACGTAGCGTTATCAGGTTTCTTGGCCCCGCATTTATCGAACATCTGCTTAGCGTCTTCCATCGTCCATCTTCTCTTGGACCCATCGGCGTTAAGCATCTTGTCGGCGGCTTCCCTAGCCAACTCCTTGGAAAAGTGATATCCATGAGTGTCTATGTACCGCTTATAATCCGGGTCATCGGCGTCTGCTCCTCAGTAGTAACGACTTCTACGACCTCTACGCATGTAAGGCTCAGTACCCTCGTACTCGTCACGGAAGCCTCGCTCGCCGAACCAGCCCTTACGGTACATCTCGTCTTCCCTCTCGTGGTGTTTCTCACGTTTCTCAAGCTCCCGCTCGTCACGTTCCAACTCCCTCTCGCGTCTTTCAAGATCATGTTCGCGACGTTCTAATTCTTCCATTCTCTCCTCATGTCCCTTGCCGAAATGGTCGTATATTCCACCACCATAACCCATGTAAGTCCCATCGGAGCGACGTGAGCGTCCCCTACCACCTCTGCGGTCGTAGATCTCATCATCATAATCCTCTTGGCCGTTGCCTAAATCTATAACTCTCATATTAACCTAATTTTTTAATTAACAAATTTTTAAGTTCCTCGAAAGACTCTCCCATCCTCGTTACCTGATCCTCAAGACCCTTTATCTTCCGGTCTTGATCCTTGGATTGCTTGAAAGTAGGGTTGATCTCCTCCAAGATACTATCGCACGCCTCTATGATCTCCCTGTTCTTATCCACGCTATTCACGATATCCGTACTGGTACGCTTCATGGCGCTTAGATGATTCATGATCGGGTCTACCGAACAAGCCAACGTAACACCATTGGCCATGGCCACGTTCTGGTTCTCAGGGACAACGTAGGTCATTGACTGCCCTTCTACCTCTATGGTAAGATCCAATATCCTATCTTGTAGTTGCTGGAACTGACCTAGCGGTGTCTGGGGGAACCTAGGTTCGGAGGCGTTGACCACCGTCCCCATAAAGAATTTAGGGATACCTGACGTATCCAATGTATAAACTTGATATCCTTTCTTTAAATCCTTGAACATAATAACGATCTTTTAATGTAATGGGAGGGAGGTGTTACCCTCCCCGTTCTTTCTTGGTAAAAATTACGCACCAGGCGCCGGTGCTGCCGTGGCGGTCTGAGCTAACATCCTAAACACCCCGGTACATTTACTATAATATACCAGATGCTCGGTGTAAGCACCTACCACTGGGTCCCCAGAAGCTACTGGTGTAGTAATATCCTGCCCTGTCATCTGAGATCCTTTCTTATCCACTATAGGAGTCTTATTAACCACGGTCCCGGAATTGGAGACCGTGACAGGAGTAGTGGTAGAGAGGCCGGTAGGAAGAACGATGGTAGCTGGATAGCTAGCCTCGGACGTCGTAACCGGATGACGGACTTTCCATAATAATATCCCTTCGAGAGGCAAGGAGTTCCACTGGCATGGGTTAACCCCAAAGTCAACCGTAGGCTCAGCCGCCGATGCGTCCGATACCTTACCAGTGGTGACAACCACAGGGATACCTCCCCTATCAAGGCGTGGAGAGGCGAATGAACCGATCATATATCCTCTAAAATCAGCCATTTTATCCCCCTCTCTTATAATACGGCGTTACCAGTACCACATCCGCATCCACATCCGCAATCGTTGGCTACCCTAACCGTAGGAGCGTAGCAACAACCTGGGTTCTGTACCACGTAAGCTGGGATAGGAGCCTTAGGAGCCAATTGGCTAACGATATTAGCTGTCTGGGCTTGGTTGATAGCGGAAGTCGTAAGAGCTTGCTTCTCCTCACGAAGCTGCTGAATAGTATTCTGCATCTCGCGCATCTCAAGTTGACAGAACTTGTCATTAATGATCTGGGTCTGAGCGTCGATCTTAGCCGCCAATACGTTGGTATTGGAATTAGCTGACTGGATGACGTTATTGAACCCATTCGTCAAGTTGTTCTGTAATACGTTAGTCTGTCCGGTAATAGCCAATTGGTTCTCATATCCTTGACGTGTGATAGAGTTCTGGATATTGCAACCCATCGTATCCAAGGAATGTTGAACGTTATTGAAACCACTAGCCATAGCGCTTTGCAAATTGCAGCAGCAAGAGCTAATTTGGTTACCGATCTCACAACCTTGCTATTGAACGGCGTTGATAACGGCCTGAGATGACATACCTACCTGACCTGCTACCTTGTCAATAGCTCCCTGTACGTTACAGATAGCGTTTTGCAATTGAGTGGTAGTACAGTTCAAGGCGCTTGACAATTGACCTATAGCCTGTCCGTTACCTTGGATAGCTTGCATTAACAACTCACGTCCATAATCATTATTGATCTGGCTAGGAAGACCGTTGAGAACAGGGTTCTCGCCGCCGTTACCGCCAAAGCCATTACCAAAACCACGACCGCCCCATAACCAGAACAGAACGATAATCCACAACCACCAGCCATTGGCTCCACCGAAAGAGTCTTGGTTGTTACGACCGTTCATCAATGCCGCAACCAAGTTCGGATCCATCTTATTTCCACCCATAAGGCTGGTAAACATACCCGGAATCATAGATAATAAACCGTTAGCGGTACTTCCGCCACCGGAACCCATGCCATCTAATAGCACGATTTTGTCTCCACTTGCACCCATGTCTATTTATTTTTTAATTAATGAATAACCTCACCGAATGGTGAGCGTCACAAAGTTCAAAAATTAATAGCCCACGAAACATGATATGTGTCATCATCGACGTATGGAATATCTCTCAAATGGGATCAATCAAGATAAACAAGGGATAAAAAAAATCCGGATCGTATCACTACGCCCCGGACTCAACTAATTACTAATCTATGATTCAATGTAAAAAAAATGCTCGAAATAGGGATGTCTCACGACATCAAGAGAATTAAGCACATGAAAAAACTCGCATTAAACTATTTGAATTAGCAGTGTATTCATTCATTATCTTACTGGAAGATGGGTTTTCCGCCACGCTTGACAGATGCCGGTTATCGCTCCTTACCGTAATATTCCCGATCTCCCTAGTTATATTTTGTTGGTATGATGACGGATCAGAATATATAAGACTGTCAACGAACCTATATAAACCGCCATCTATCGTCTCCCCTACCTTCTCATATAGACCGGATTGGTAAGAGACGAAATCATCATACCTCCCACGAGCCAAGAACGAATCGCCGCTTTCCTCCACGCCGCCGTTGATCTCTCTTAGCAGCCCCGGGTACGACCGGTATAGGTGACGGTAGAACCCTACATCCCTCATCCTATCCTGACCTCCCAGATAGAACAGGTCTCTCATTGTCCTGTCCTTGGACTCCATCGCCATATCAAATATCATATCCCTTATCGGGCCTGACGATAATGACATCTCGATCCTTTTCAACGTCCCTTTATCATGGTGATTCAAAGATACTGTATAAAGACCATTAAAGTCAAGGAAACGCAAGACATTGTTATATAAATCCGTTTTTTTTAACTTTTCCTTGATCTGAGTTCTTCTTAATGAGATAGCGGACTTAATAGGATCATGATTCCCTCGCCTTGACACATACCTCCTAAACTCCCTTTCGATATCGACATCCTCCATCTCTGGAGTGACAGGATGCTGGTATATCAATCTTGTCAAGATCATATTCTCCGTATTAGATGATGAGATGTTAGCCATGACCAATCTCTTTATATTAGCCTTTACCACGCCAATATCAGAACGGGACGCCCCCGAAGGGACAACGCCGGCGGGTAGATATGACGGCTGTGATATCCCGATATCGGCCAGCATCTCGTAAGCCTGATCGGTATCGACGATCGGGGCCGTGTTGTGGTATACATCCCTACCCATATACAACATACCTCTATCATACATATCTGAAGGGGATGTATTGCCTGATTTAACATACACCATATTATCCCCAGTACCTACCCTGCCATTAACCTCATATATCGTATTTCCCTTTCCGGTTATCCTATCCAGATCGGATATAAAACCATCATATACGGGATCCCCGTTTTGGATGAAGGACAACATAACATCTAACGAAGCCATGAGATCACGGATATCCTCCGGTCTTGACATTACCATATTATTATCGACCACCTCACTTATATCCACGCCTATATCGGCTAGATCCATCGCTATATCATATAAACGTCCGGTGATATCCTTGACGTTCTTAAAATCGTCCATATCGATTATCTCCCCTATCTTATTCCTAAGCCCCTTCATGTCCTTAGGCATACCGATATATGGCAATGTGTTATAAACATGCGAATCGGTCATAACATCACCGATCTCTGTCCTAACCTCCATGCGGGTCATATTACGATACGTATCGTACATCCGATCGGCGTAATCCTGATCTTCCTGATACCGGGAAGCCAAGGAAGGATAAGGGACGGAGGCGAAAGCCTGATCGAACTCCCGGCGGTCGCTGATGCCGCCTACCGCCCTCATGATCGTATCCCTTACCTCTATTGGGTTTATAACCCTTCTCTTACCTAACGAGTCATATCCATTCTCGTATACCATATAATCATCACCAAGACCTGATTCGGAGGACAAGAAATATGTATCCTTCTCATTGATATCCCCCTCAGACATAAAATCGGCGATCCTCCTCATCATATTCCTTACCTGCTCATACGCCGATCTGTTGGTCATGATACTATCAATCTCATCGGCATCATACATCCCGGATCGCCCAAGATTGTACCTATTGAGAAATATATCACCACCGGAGAGGAAATTGGATATGATCATATCATTAAGATCGTTGATATTATCGACTCCCAAGGAAGTAAGGGTGTTATTGATATCCTTGACCTCATCGGCCATGAAATTGCCAGCGAAATAGTTCTTCCGCTTGATAAAGGACATGACATCATCATACCTAGGCTCCCCGTTGTTGTCTAGATCATACTCTGACGGGATGGACATCCAATCACCAAAGAAGGACACGAAGTCGGGGGAGTAGGCCGTACCCCAGACCGACAAAGCCTGCTTCTGGTCACCAAGCACCTCCATCGCCCTTTGGTATAATCCGGATGGTTGGTCGTTCGGGGCAAGGACATTATCTATCCCACCCTCCTTATTTTTTATCACATAACAAGATCTTCCCATTACTAAATCGTTTTGTCACAAAGATATAAAATCCCGCCTACTCTCACGAGCGGACGGGATACTAAATAACAACATAATAACAAACCTTATGTTTACTCTGAAATGTACAAATCATTCTGCCGATCCTCTCGGACAGGCAGAAACATATCCTAAATAACAAAAATGAAACTTATCGTTTAGCGAAAATATTTTTATCTGATCTACTGAGAACCCTACCTTTCAATTCCAAGAACCTAGGCATCCATTCCCCAGATATCTTAGACACGATCCACTGGAATCCCTTGGGAGTTACATAAACAGTGTTAGTTCCATAAAACTCATCGTCATCACGATATCTGTAACGAGCATAACCACGATCTATCATCCTTTGGGATAACAACCATCTTTTACCGGTCTTGGCGAAGAACTTATTATCCTCAAGCAATATCCGGAGATTCTTCTCCGCTATATCATAACCATGAGCCTCCAACTTCTCCCGAACCTCTCTGATCAACATATCTGTCTCTTGGGCTATTTCGGCTGTCTTAGCGAACTCAACCATAGGAGCTTGTTCTTTAATGATATTATCAGATATCCTTTTGGCTTCCTCTGCCGCTTTCTTCGCCTCAGCTAAAGCACGCTTCTCCTTTTCCGATTTAAGCAAAGCCTCTAATGCCTCTATATAATCAGATGGAAGTTCATTCTTTGATGGCATATTGTTAGATGACATAGAATAAGAACCTGTTTTTCTAATAGAAGGAAGAACCTCCAATGTTACCCATCTTTTAAATTTCTTGGCGAACTCCTTCTTAGATGACATAATTAAAGTATACATACCAGACTCATTAATAATCTTTATCTGGCTAACATATTGATTGTGAATAGGGGTGGAATCGTAGGCCTCCCTATCTTCTGACAATCTCAGCATTTTACAATCCTCGTCATCTACCAACCTTCTTACAGCATCCCTAGGATCTGCATACCCTAAACATTTAGCTACATCATTACCTACAAACCATGGTTCATGCTTCTCATCCAACAATACTCTCACATCCCCAAAATCAGGATTCTCAAACAATTTTAAATTATTATCCATAATATAAAAACAACGAGAGCCACCAGCGTCCGTTACTCCACTGGCGACTCTCATTTATCGCCTACGCCTAAGCGATATTAATATCTTCTTCTGGTCTAGCAACGGATAGACACCGCAAATATAAGACCTTATTTTGAAACTACAAACAAACAGGAGATATTTTTACAAAAATTGTAATCTATCATATTCTCTCACCATACAAAGCGATTATATCTGGTCTCTATCATCTTCACCACCTTCTTGATATCAGATAAAGTCAGTTTCTTTATCTCCATATTCCTACTATCCATTCTGACAAAAGAGTTCTTGAACTCCCGCTCGGTTATAGCCTCCAACCTAAATAGATTGTATTTTATAAGCAACTGGCTTACGTCAAATATCAGGATATTAAAATCAACATCATCTTTAAACTCATCAAGAAGATCACGCATCATGGCTTTGATAGCGTCAGTATCAAGCTCCAGCTTCTCGGCCTCCCTCATCAGCTTCTTGATGATACCATTGTGCTCGATTATGATATTAGCGTTATCGTCATCGGTAGGCAGAAGTACATCCATCGTACATTTTATACCAACCTTATCACTAAGCCTTTTATTGAACTCAGTCATATAATCAAAAGCCTGATCCCTGCTTAATGCGTATGTATGATCAAGCAACTGTTTTTGTCTGACATTGACAAAATAGTTACTGGTGTATAACATCATCAAGACCTTTACTCGCTGGATGCGCAGGTCTTGCATGATCTTCCGATGTAAAAAAGCGTCTAATTGCATAATATAAAGAGTCCCCACCGGGGCCATCACACACCCGACAGGGACCAACTTTTAAATATCTTACTCGTCAGGTGATGGACTGACGCCGCAAAGATAAGTCAAGATATTTTATCTAGCAAGGATCCTTCGCCTCTTTTTCTCCAGATACGACATTTCCGTCGGAAACCAAAGACTTGTCCTCGGCCGCCTTCGTAGGCGAGGCGAACTCCGATGGCAGATCCGGCAGGTTAGGGAACGAGACTTCCGTCTCCTCCTTGGATACCTTGTTCTCCTTGATACTCATCCTAAACTTAGGAGCTATGAAAGGATCGTTGTTAAGATCAATGTTGATCGTAACGTCATTCATCAAAATATCCTCCTTAGTTCTGGAATCACCTATCCATCCTCTTACATCAGCGGTCATAGGCATCCTGCTAGCCGCTTCCTTGACAGCTTTAAGCCGGTTCTTGATAATATTCACGTCTCCCGCCAGCGGAATCATATATGTCTTATTATCCAACCCGGATCTGGCTATAGCGTTATTAAGATCCATTATATCATCAATACTTACGCCTCCGCCTAGACCCTCCGTAATCCTATCAGCCATCGATCCGATCATGGATGAGAATGATGATATATCCTGATTTTTCAATCTTACGGGGTACAGGTAATTTCTTCCACTTCCTGTCTTTATAGCTACGACCGGGATACGTGAATTTTTATAATCACCATACTTGTCCTTGACGATAGCCGTACAGAACGGGAATATATTATACTTAATATCATCCCTCATCGTAACCTCCCCGTTCTCTATATATCCTACGCTCTCGACCTTACCAACCGTCTCGTTGGTAAAGTCATTCTCGGATACCATCAACGTGCCATTATCATCACTTATGCTAAAATTAGGTCTTCCCGGTAAAACACTGGTGACTGTGCCTACGAACGGTATATCAATCTCGCCAGCGACAGATCCTACATTATCCCTATACAACTCAAAGGCCATACTCCTTAAATCAGCGTTACTTCCTTTTGAGTCTGGATCATTGGCTTTTAGCACCGAGACGAAATTTCCGTCGCTATCCACGATCTTAATAACCATATTATCAACCAGCTCTCGGTAAGCCGACTTAGTCTCATCAGAATTAGGGTCAACGGCGTTAAGACTATTGTATTTATCATACAATTCCTTGGTATATGGATCTGACATATCCATCTTAAACCTTACCATATCACCCTTGCGAAGGCTAGCCGTTGCTTCCTGATTCACCGACTCGTTGTTGGATCCAAACGTATCACCCGTGTAATAAGGAACAACAGATCCGTCCTGCCCCTTGCGATACACTATGAACCAGTTGGAGGTCGATAAGGCGGTCTGCCGCCCTAGTATGACACCGGTAGCGTTCTCGAAAGCCTGAACGTCATCCTCGCTAATCATCCATCTTGAATGATTCTTGGACTCAATAACGCTGAACATGTTCGTCCCATCAGTAAAATCCATCACCACCTTATCATCCATAACATATTCACCGGGCGTGACGAGAGCCTTAAGCCCGGATCCCGCCATAAACCTGTCAAGCCTCATTCCGCCAACCTCATAGTACATGACCCCACCGATCTCCCTCTTTTGAGCCATCAACACCACCGGATTCTGGGCGGCGTTGACCTCCGTCCTGCCGGTGGATGTTCCGGGTTCGCTCTCGGTGAGAACATCACCCATAGGTATGGATTTATCGTAATCCTTGACAGCTATACTTCCATTATTATACAACCTCATCCATTCCACGAATTGAAGAAGAGGTCCATCGGAATAATTATTAATAATATCAATAGTCTCATTAAGCTTATCCTGATCAACCTCATTGCCGTTGTCAGCCTCATTCATAAGATCGTTGTAGGTCTTTATAGCTTCTTTGACCTGATCCTGATCAAGACCATTAATATTCATATTTACAATATTATCAACAGCGTCCTTGATATTATCATAAATATTATCATGGATCTTCAATCTATCTATTATCGATCTAGCCTTATTGATCCTTGAAATAGGATTATCCCCAAACCCATTAATTAGGCTATCGGCAAGAGGCTTGTTATTATCATATATCTGTCTCTCCCTAGGAGATAAGATATCCTCATTCCCGTTCCAGATCTTTATAGCTATACTATTTATCCTATCATATGTAGGATATTCTAGTTCCTCTTCGGGGACATTCTCAACAACATCACCCTCATCGGTCTTGACCTCATTCTCCATAGATCTGGCGATCATATGATTATATGTCTTGAACATAAATGCCTCATCCTCTCCTATAAGACCATCTTGGTAAGCCTTATCTATAGCTTGATCGTTAGCATAAAGAGCGTTGGCATCAGGATCGTCAGTATTCCTGAAATCATACTTGCTGTCATCCTCCTCATAAGTCTTCCCCCATGCGTTTGATAAGATCTTCATAAATCCACGTTCCTGCGACCGTATGAATCTCCTGTCACGCATACGACGAAGAGACTCATTTATATTCTTATAAGCCACAAGGTTATGACGATACTCACTAAGCAACGCCATGGCCTCTTTATGATTATCAACCCCACGGATAGATACGGCATTCTCAAAACCGACTATAGTCTCATAGGCCGCCATAAGATCAGCGGCACTGATCCTTGAATCACTCCTATTTAAGAACAAATTAGATATATCAACCTCTGAGTTGATTAACGTAGCTAATCTTCTCTCCAAGGCAATTCTTTCCTCCGTCAATTTAAGAAGCCTATCATTCTCCTTGACCAACTTAGCCTTATCAGATTCAAGAGCGTCCTTTGAGGTAACACTTTGTTGAAGCTTCAAAATATTCTTCTCCATCTTCTGTATATCATCCGTAAGCTTCCTAAGTTTTTCAAGATCCCTACTTGAATCAGGATTAAGACGGGAATATATATCTAGAGCGGAACCTATATCCGTATTGTATATCCTTTTTAACTGGTTAGCGATATCATTCAAATTACCCTTAGCCTCAAGACCGTTATAAGCCATATTGGAGATATAGGCGTTAAACGACCTATTGGATATACCATCGGTAAGGGAGTCGGCGAATCTGTTGGCCATAATGAAATTATCCACCTTCTTATTAAACTCATTGACAAGATCAGATTTGTACTCATTAACCTGCTCATCCGTCATATTCATATCGGACGCTATATCGCTATTAGGTATAGACTCCACGACTGTCCTGAAATTATCCTTGGTATCATCCAGCATCCCCATCTCCGAGTCATAACGAAGACGATTGAATACGGCGTCACTGAAATCCTTGTTTATAATCCTATCATTACCCCCATATGATGTGTCTACGCCAGATAATTGAGCGTTAAGAGCCATACTGCCACGAATAGCACGGATAGCGGCGGTAGTCAAGGCGCCGGCATTGGCGTTGTAGGCCTCCACCATCCCCTTGTTCCGGGACATGTCTTGGCTCCATTCCTTTATACCTCCAATGGTCTTTCCTCCCATAACCGATCCGATAATCATACCGATGCCGATCTCCTTCCATCCCTGATTAGATCCGTAAGTCTCCTTGAACCCGTTCTTTATAGCCTCCATATAGCCTATATTCTGCCGGATAGCCATAGGATTGTATCTTGATTCTACCCAATCCTCGGCGGATTTACTAGCCACTCCCTGAAGACCTTCCTCATACAGACCCTCAGATACCGGACGTTTGATGATATTGAACGTATTCCCGGCTATTTTCTGCCATTTCTTAGGCGTTATGGCCCTCAATGTCCCGTTATCCATCCTCTCGGCACCTACGCCAAATATATTGCGTTTTATGAACTTATCCACGCCAAGATCCATGCCAAACATATCGCCGAACATAGCTATATTGGATAATGACAATATACCGACATTAGCGCCAAATACGGCGTTAGCGGCATTGGCATTGTCAGCCCTGAACTTCATAAGCTCCTCATATGGGACTTCCCTTCCATAAGCGTTACGGTAAGACTGCCTGAAATTCTCCTCAGCCTCCATCAGCATGCTTCTGGCCTCGACAGACGCCTCCCACGAGGTAGATGTGCCAAGGAAGGCGATGGTGTCCAGCCCCTTGCCTACCCTCTGCCCTATACGGGCGGCCCTAAGGTAAGCTCCGAACGCTTTCTTGGTGTCCGAAGCCGCCTTGCCTATCCTAGCCAAAGCCACGCCTGCCCTAGCTCCCGTACGAGCTAAGTTCATCAACCCAGCCCCGGAGTATACGGCTGATGACAACATGGCACCAGCGGTAAAAGCAAGACCGGATAAGAAATCGTTGGACCAGAAATTAGCCGTAGTCATGCTCTGGAGGAAATTCATGTCTCGTTCCTCACGATTATAATAATGAGCTAAACCGTAATCCATCTTCTTATCCTGATCATCCAACCACCTAGTGAAATCATTGTCAAATACGGCGTTGAAATTACCTCTAGACACGCCAGCGTAAATACCATAAAAAGGCTGGATAACGCCTCCTAATCCGTATAAAGCAGTCTTGCCTGCAAGTTTCCCCAAACCTCTCATCCATTTCTCGGTCCTACCTTGGCTCCTAGATAGACGCGTGTCGTTATCTACGCCGGGAATATAAGACTCGTATTTAGGTATCCAAGTACCGCTACTAAGTCGATATCTTGAATCCTCCAACGATATCTCCGGACCTGTAAGGTTAAACCTACCCTTATAACTTTGATCAGAAGCCATATATCCTAATGGGGACATATGCTTCATGTCATCATAATAATTTGTCTTGACAGTATTCTTGATCCTCTCCGACAATGATGGCATCTGGGACTTTGATCTCTCGGAAGCGGAATAAGGATCTAATACCGGAGGTAAATCACGATCCGGTATATCATAGGAGTCCGTCCCGATAGCCTTTATATTATCCACGTTCATAGTAGGATATCCATACTTCTCGGCAAGACCCTTTCCGTTAGAGGCATTATTATAGATTTCCATTGTTTCCATTATTTCCACTATTTCTGTTTCTTATCTCCTGATCAATCATGTCAGCTATAGGCGAGATGAAGCTCTCGAAATCATCAGTAGTAGATCTTCCCTCACTCCTCCAATACACCTCATTCTCCTTGCCAAGTATCTGTTGCCATGCCATGACCAAATAATACTGCGGGCAGAAGTCAATCTTTCTAGCCACCTCATCGGCATAATTAACGCCATCCAAATCAATTGAGTATAACGGGGTATCGCCCTCTCTCGCCTCTCCTTTGCCATATATATCAACATTTATCCCGGAGGAACCATTGTTATACTTATACCCGGAAGCCCTTAACTCGTACATAGAAGCGTTATCAAACAACACGTCAGTAGCGATCATCATCTGATTCTTCCTGATATTACCGTCATTTATATTCGTAAACATATCTATATAAGGCATTACCGTATCCTTGGCCCCACTGGCGTAAGCGAATGGAGCTACCAGCAATGACTTAGCCATCTTCCCATAAGCGTTGTTGCTTGAGCTTGCGAAAGATATGGGTACGACACCGGAATCATAAGTTTCGGACGGGATACTTACATCCTCTTTATAGAAAGTAAGATTATTAGCGGCAAGATCAGCCTCACTTACCTCAACAACAGATCGGCCATCACCTCCATTATTGCCAATGATCTGGTAATTACCATCACCTATAGGAGATATGGTAAACGTTATCTTCTTATTCGCGTTATCCTCATTCTTAGGAATAAAACCACCGCCACGGGTAAATATGTCACTAATCTTTATATAATCATACTCGGCTTGGCTTTTGGACGGATAATCACCGGAGAAGATATACTCACGCTCGGCGTATTCATGACGATATTGTCTTAGGTAGTCCTCACCAGCGCGCTTAGCGTCACCAGCCAACCTACCCAAATCCCCGCGACTCCATTTATGCCTGAACACATCAAATTGTTCCTTCTGCATTTCGTCATACATGGCCTTAGCCACGGCCACGTTCCTTTTACTGCCATCAGACAACCCCTCTGTCAACACCTTTATCATATCGCCGTCACCAGAAACACCCATAGGAATGGAAGATAATAAGTTAATATCATCCAGCGTCAATGACGTACCCATCAAATCATTTATCCTATTCACCAATACGTCCGCCTCTCCTGAATTGACATCCCCTAAGACAACGGGGTTATGGACACCAGGGATGGCTGCGTGAATAAGATCAGTCATTTTAACATTATCGCTAAGAATAGAACTATACGCCGACAATTTAGCCCAATCACTTAACGTTATATCATTTATCCCATCTATATCAAAAACCTTATCGCCATTGTTATTAATATCTCCAAGATTAAATGTTCCAAATCCGTAACTAACATCTATGCCTGATCCATCAAAAGATTTAGCCTCTTTCTCAACTATAGCGTCAACGCCGTCCAAGACAGCGTTCTCCGCCTTATTGAATCCATCATTGATCTTATTATACTTCCCTCTTTGGGTATTTAATCCAAGAAGCTTCAGGTAACTATCCTGACCATTGAAATCAAGCAACTCATTCCTTGACCCTCCATTGGCCTTTAAATAAGCCATAATAGCCTGATCCCTATCCATATCCTTGACCGCATCCCTATTCTCAGGATCAGATACCCATGCGTCGATCTTCCTCTTGGCATCGTCTGATAGAGACTTGACAAAATTCTCCATGCCTGTATTCACCGCCTTTTCATTGGCTATAAATCCGTTCATGAACTCATCGCTTATATTCACACCCTCAAGATTGGCGTTCTTCGTAACCACGGTGGGACCGGTCGTGTCATCACCACTACCGCCTCCATCCCCCGATTTACCCGATTTGTTGGCTTTTATCAAAGCGGATTTCTCCATAGCCAGATTATGCCTCTTCGTCTCGTTAAACTTGGCTTTCTCCATCATCTGTTGATTGGCCTTGAAATAATAATCATCAACGCCCAACGTCTCATATGAGTTGTTGTAAGACCATCGCAATCCTACGCCACGAAGGAACTGCTGCCGTACCATGAACATGCCGGCTCGCTCCGGGCTGTAGTTGCTTCCGATAACGCCCTCAGCCTCCTCCACGAAATCATTCTTCTGCTTGATAATGTCCGCCAGCTCCGACTCCATCTTAGCCCTCTTGACCTTGTCATTGCCAACGCCCTTTAGCTTGGCCCGTATGGATTCTTCCTTGGTGCTAAAATCATCAATATATCCTTTAAGGAAGTCAGAGGTGCTTTGAGCATTAAATAGATCAGGATTCGTCCTAGCCATATATCTTCCCTCTAATTGCATCTGAGCCTTACCGTTCTCAGATATAGAGGCCATAGCTATATCCCTAACCTGAGCGTAACTCATCTCATCTATATACATCTCACGCATCTCGCCCGTCCTGTTACCATTGGCATCAACTACCGGCACATTGACTTTCTTCCCCTTGTTAAGGGAGATGAAGTTCTTCATCTTCTCATCAATCTCGGCGTGATAATCCGTATAAGGGGTATAATGTATAGGATTAAGACGTGTCCCTACCTGACCGTCGTTCATCCAAGCCGCGGCATCCGCGAAAGCCTCAGCCTCGTTTATAGGACTATACATCTTGGGATTGTTCAGCTTCATATCCTCCATCTTCTCGCTAAAAGCCCGGATCTCCCTAGTACCGGCAATGGCATTCAACACACGGGTATCCAGAGCCTCCCCAAGACGGGTCTGTATGCTTCTAGCTATACCATCAGAAGCCAAATTAGATTTACGATATACGTTATTCACGTCCTGTATCAATCCATTTAACCTATTCTGGAGATATTCCCTATCCTGAGGTTTAGCTATATCAGAATTAATGATATAATCAGCGTACTCATTTATAGCTTGCCGATTGGTATCTATCTTCTGCTGCATATATCCCATCCCCTGCATCATGACATCCATGTTGTAGGGGGATACGTATTTACCGTAATTCCTTAATATACTGTATTGCGAAGCCATTACTTATCCTTTCTTGCCTTTAGTTATTTCCTGAGCAGGATATAATTTCCTGTAACTTAATATATCTCCTTGAGGATCTGCGATCAACTGCCCATTAGGACCTATCTTGACATCCCCGAATATAGACCTTAATGTATTCATGGTCGTAGCCGTATTCCACTTCTGCTGGATCTCGTCATTTACGCTATCGAAATACCTAGCCCAGTTCTCGTCATTTATAGCCAATCCCTGCAATATACGTTGCTGGTAAGCTTGACGTTGGGCTATATTCTTATCGTACGTATTAGCCCATGACTGAGCGTTGACATTATCAGCCCAAGTCCTTTGAGCCACGTTCCCTTGTTCTACCTCATTTATATACTTACCTATATTGGAACTTAATATCGCCTGTAGGTTGGATGATAAAGCCCCTCTCTGGGAATCCGGGACATTACCCATCTGATCCAATTGTGATTGGAAAGCACGATTGGCCTCAACCATATACTGATCAGCCGATCTCAACACCGGGGCCACGGTAGGAGCGTAATGTCTTTCCAGACCTTCTGTTGTCACGGCTCCAGGAGTCATCCTAAACACCTCAGGGAAGTCAAGACCACCGCCTACTATGTTCCCGCCTCCATTACCGCTGTTCGACTTACTGGCATTTGTATTGGTCTTAGGGAGTGTATTAGGATCAATCAGCTCAGGCATATCCAGTTTAACATCAGGATCCTCCACATCACCTATATCCATAGGGTCGGGAGCCACCTTATGAGGGTCAAGTATAAAATCAAGACCTTCCATCCCTCCCATAGATCTCAACGCTTGCATCTTAAGCATATCCTCTCCAAGGATCTTATTAACAACATCCTTATTCTTATCAGAGAACAGCTGGCTAAAATGAGTTATACCAGCGTCGCTAAGAGCCTTGTGTTGATCCTCAGTGACTACGTCTAAAGCAGCCATAGGACGGGATGAGGAGAATGCTCCAAACTTATTATCCCTCATCCTATCATGATATGCGGCTTTCTTATCTTCCGGATAATTACCTTGACTATCCTCGCCACCAAAGGAAACGAGTGTCGTGTAATCCCGAAGCGCATCAGCGTTGGCGATGATCGGGTTCTCCGCCGTAGCCAAGCCCATCCATCCTTTATTCTGTCCGTATATAACGTCTTGTAAGGCTCTAGCCCTAGTGGTCTCAGGAGCGCTCATATAGGCATCATATGCGACAGGATTATATTTCTTGTAATAATCCAATCTCTCGTCAACATTAATACCTCCATAAGAGCCATCCATCCCCTGACGTTGATAACCAAAAGAATTAGGGTCATTGTTAAACTTATTCTCAACAGGGCGGAAAGTCAGTAGATAATCGAATAGAGACTTACCACCCTCCGCCATCTTCTGACGAATGCCGGACACCTTCTTTAGAAGCTCTTTCTTAGCCTCAGCCACATCCTCCTCCGTAAGGCCATACTCTTTCATGGATTTGGATATAATATTATCTATCTCACCTCCCTTGGCGAAATACGTATCCTCATCCTTCTTCATCTTCCGGTCTTCCTGCTCCTTGTATATGATATTAGCGAAGTCCGTAAATCTTCCCTCTAACCCATTAACGGTATCGTTGCTATCATTTATAGCCTTTGACAATACGGAGGCGTTTAAACGCCTTGTATTCTCATCATCTATCTTATCGTTTTTCTTCAACTTATCCAAAGCCTTCTTCTGGTCATCGTAAGCCGATTTAAGACCGATCTTAGCCTTATACCTATCCATTAACGTGGCGTACGTATCCTTAGGCGTAGCCTTAATCCCATACGTATCCCTGATGTATTTGGCGAAATCCGGCTCTATGGTGGTATCATCGGTAATAACCTTCGTCCCCTGCTCCAAGGAAACGGGCGTTCCACCATCGGCGTGCTTCTGCCCCATAGCCTCCATCGGCGTCTCTCCGGGCTGTGTCACGTACTCACCCTTCTCGACCTCTACGTTGGCTTGATCCTCCATTGACTTAGGTAACGGATACAGGTACTCACCGGTAAGGCTTCCGCTATCGAACCTATTATTAGGCCCTAGATAAACACCCCCACCATCCTTGTACTGCATCTGGGATTGCCTTCTTTGCCTAGCCTCACGTTCCTGAGCCAACCTGATATTAGTACGAGTACCTTTCTCTGACGCTATCCCAGAAACCACGTTACGAGCCAACCCCATGATACCACTAATTCCTGAGGCTATGGTGGTTATCGTATTAGCTGTTTTAGCCCCAGTGGATAAATCACCATATCCCTCGCTTCTCATACGCCCTATACCACGACCCATCTGAGTGAACCTAGATCCTATATCATCAGCGCCATAATAAGGGATGGTAGCGAAGTCAAAAATATCCGTACTACCAGACTTGTCAACCTTCTTATTACTATCAACCAAAGCACTCAAATCACTTGTATCAATGGCATTAATATCAGGCTGCTGAATATCAAATCCTATCTGGGTAGACGAAACCAAAGGCTCCACCCCAATACCTTGAAGACCAACAACATTACCAGGCATGATAGGATCAACTTCCCCTGCCTCTTGATATTTAGGTATCTTCCTCTTGATTACATATTTGCCCATATCAAATTAATTTCGTTCTGATACAAAGATAGTTTAAAAAAAATAGAGACTCATCATTTCACAACGATGAGTCTCTCAGCAAATGCTATTATTATGTACAGAATTAAATTCTTTTTATGAATAATGATCCTATAGCCTTAACCAAATCATAGAAACCGGCAGAACTGAGACCTACAGCCACTCCATATAATAAAGCCTCCCACCATTCACTCCCTATAAGCAATGGAGACACCTTTAGTAGCCACGCTAATATACAAACCAGCATACCTATGACTACGGCGGATAGGACTTTAGCCCACTTATGGGTGTCAATATACGGCACAACCTTGGCTAGTTGGGTAGCTGACATCGTGACAAAAGCCATGATGCCGGTAAAGGTAGTTAGATCAATGGTGATAGTCCCTTCTGATGGGATTATCTCTTGAGCCATCAACGCCATTGGCGCCAACAACATAACTAATAGAAACAATAACTTCTTCATACACTCAAAATTATTTAAATTAATAAACAACATTATAATACATATATACCATTCATATACGATTGCAATCAATTACTATACTATTTAATCCATGACTAATATGTTTCAATTTTCTATATGATACATCCTTGGCATTTTTACCATCTATATCACGAATATTAAAAAAGCCAGAAGATCTTCTACCATATATGAAATAACAATCATTTTGATACATAACCTTATCAAATAACCTAAATCCAAATACTTTAAAAGGTGATTGATTCATTTTCTTTTTACCACCTTTCTGTATTTTCATCTTATGTATCTGACGGTTATGCCTTCTAACTAATTTCCTTTTATAATAGAATCCAAGTCTTTTAGCACAAAAGTTTTTAGATATTGTAAACGCGTCAGAAACATGTGATTTCTCAATACCGTTGTTGATCCTATTGTATTTTGTAATATAACCAAATGTCATATTAACATTAGGATAAATAGATCTCAATTTATCATAAAGAACCCATTTCATTATACCCATAACAGAAGCATCACGAAGAGATTTACCTCGTTTGATTTTTAAATCTATATTACCTTTATGATACTCTTTGTGACAAGTTTCACATAAAGTTATCAAATTAGATGGAGAATCACCACCTGTCTTCCTTGATTCTATGTGATGAACGTTAAGAATATTATCTTTTGATTTCCCTTTACAATACTGGCATTTATGACCATCACGGCAAAGAACATATTCACGTACATTCCAAAATCCAAGTTGATCTCCACTTTGATAATCTTTTCCCGATATATCAGGATTTTTGATTTTCTGAGTATCAAATTGAGCTACTTCTATGATGATCTTAGAAATAGGTAAAATAGAATAAACTTGATTAATAACACGTGTATGAGCATTTATCTTATGAGATACAGATGGAGCTATCCATCCTTCTTTCTTCGATTTTACACGGTTATTAAATCTTGGTTTTCTATATCTCAACCTACTTCGTCTTGTACTCCTTAACTCACGCCTTGTTGCTAAAAGATCTGTTATATCACTTCTTAGAATAACTTCACTTGCGTAAAGTTCATTGCTTTTCGTTGTAGCTGACAAACCAACGTGTTTTGTACCTGCGTCAACGCCTAATACAATTTCCTGTTTGTAATCTGTTGTTTCGTACATCAAACGGATAGTAAAAGGACATAGATTTACGACAACCGCCTTCTTTAATTTAAGCAGCCGTCTAACCTTTCCGTGCCTTGTCGTAGGCATCATAAGTTTACCTTCTATATTCTGTACATATACCATTTATTACAAACCATTAAAATGTTTATTCAACATAAATCAGAGATATCTCACTCTGTAATATACCCATCGCCAATGTTATTATAGGTTTTTATAAGCAACACTGTGCCACAAATACAAACAACGTTTAATCACTTACCTTAGAGCTACGGACTTGGATAAACATCCGTAGGTAACTATATATTCTCCAATAACGTAGCCTATATTTCAAGGCTTAGGCTAATAACCTGATCCTATATGGATATATATAAAATATTAAATAAATTTCAACACCTTATATATTATTTGAGGTTATATCAAAAACGTTTAATGATTTCACAAATGTAACATTAATTTTGAGATCTACTCATACCTTTTATGTTAAGACTTAATCCCGGTATCATATTAAGAACCAACTGCCTTTTCGCCTGTTCCTTACGCATACGATCGGCCTCACGTATCTGAGCTTCCGATTGAGGATCGTTCTTAATATTACTGGCGATATCCTCTATAGCCTTCTTATTGGCTCCTGATTGAGATAACATCTTATATAATAGGTCTTGGCCTTCCTTCTCCCACCAACTATCCATGGTAGGACGGGAAGCCAAAGAAGGATCAGCAGGGGCTACCGTCTCAGGTATAGGCTGCTGACCTCCGTCCCCCGTGCCCGAATCCCGCTGCCCGAACTCGTATTTCATTGGCTCGTCCTCCGGGACACCATACCTATTAGCGAATACATCAGCGAACTCAAATCTCTTCTCATTTCTTAAGGTCGATCCAAGAGGTCTACCGTATCCTTGATTCCATGCCACGGTAGCATCCTTGTAGTTGACAGCGTTATCGAAATCGGATTTAGAATACATATAATAGTTATACTCATTCCCCTGAGCGTCCTTGTCAAAGAACTTGCCTTGATTAATGTAGTTCCATCCTAATCCCGGCACCTTACCCTGATACTCATCCACGAGATAATCAAGCTGCTGGGTTAATGTCGGTTTCTTACCATACCTACGTTGTAACTCTTTCTTCCTCGGCCCAAGCCATTGTTGGATGCCAAAATCACCGGCGGCTCCTAAGGCAGCGGTATCCCCTCCGGACTCGGCGGCGATGTTCGATAGGATGCCGATAGCTTGTGTTTGTGGTATCCCCTTCTTATCGGTCAGATAATCCCATATCTCATCATACACAACCATCTTGCTATCCTCTGATCTACGAGGATCAATTACATACTTGCCAGAACCATAAGAGCGATTGATATTTACAGGGCCTCCCTCTTCTTTCTCCTCCTTATCATCAACCAGCATAGTAGAACCAAGACCTACATAATAATCCAAATCCTCATAAACACGATTGACAACCTTCTCGGCTACACTCTGAAATTTCTTCTTATCATCCTTATCCGGTATCCTTTTCTTTATCCCTCTCAATGTCTTACCCAAATACTTAGTAAACACATCATTTGGGATGCTAGCATAGTCATCCAATTTATCAAATATCCTACCATAAATACTTGACTCCCAAGGATTGTCAAATACATTACCCTTTCCAACTATCCCCATTTTGTAAGAAGGAGCAGATTTAAGAGGGACACCACCGGTAAGGACATCAAATTCTGGATGGGTATCATCTAGAGGTTTATCATCAAGCTGTTTATAATATATAGGAGATTGACCGGATATCACACGATCAAGATCAGATCTATACATCTTTCTTGCTATATCCTCTATCTCTCCTCCATCTTGCTTCTCTTCAATCTTCTCTCCCCATAGCCCGTATTTCTCCCTAGGCCATATGCCGTCTATGGCATCCACATAACCAACGGGATGCTCCCCGTCCAGACGCCGGTTCCGCCGCTCGTCCGCCGGGTACAGGGCGTTGGCCAACGGCTGCGTGATATGACCCAACCCCTTATCCTTGGAACTCGACATAGCATCCACCACAGTCCGATATACAGGCCTTAATTTCTCAGGTAAATATAGCCCCGCCTCATCAACCAACTCACCGATCTTCTTATTTATACCCCTGAGGCTGAAATTATAATTACCCATACCGTTATTCAACGGGGATAACGTACCTCTTATCCCATTCATGCCTTTAACTGCGGCTCCTCCGCTAAGAATATCAAACTCCGGGGATACGTTCCTTAAAGGACTATCATCCATACCCCTGAAATACATAGGACGCTCGCCTCTTACGACACGATCAAGATCCTCCTTATATAAATCCTTTATCCACGACGGGATCTCCTCCCGCTTGTTCTTCTTTGCCATAAATCTTCTTTTTCACAAAGATAAGTATAATCAGATGCGGATTAAAACATTAGGCGGGTACATGATCCATATCACCTACCCGCCTATACTATTAATGCATATGATAAGCCGCTAAGGCTTTCTTCGCCGAATCCCTCGACTTGTACTTGGCCGGCCATAATTTACCGGTCTTGTTGCTAACCACTCGCCAATCACTCCCTACTTTCTTGATACATCCCGACTTCGGGCATTTGCCCTTCTTTTTACTGCTAGTTTTTCCTGCTGCCATAACATCAAATATTTAAATTACAATAGTACTTACCTCATAAGTATTATAATCAATTTTTATCTTACTCATTTTTTGAGCATTCGGATCAAAAAATACCAAATAAGCGGCATCATAAATATAACTTGCCATAATATCCGAATTAAAAGCTACATCAGTACCGGAGCCAGACATACTAAAAGAAAGATACATATGATTATTATTTAAAATATAACTTTTTATATCATCATATTTTGATTTGGTTATAGATGATACTATGGTGACGGAATCAGGTTCTAATAGATAACTTGATATGTCTATACCTCTTATATCCTTATATAATCCATTATCCATCAATGCTTTATTCCCATCCCCTTTCATCTTCATATGAAGCTGATTATCAATTTTAATATTATCTTCAGTTGAGTTATAACCTCTTACCAGTGTTATTTCAGAATCATCTCCCGCTACAATATTTATCAAGGAAGAAATATACTCGACACTCGAATTAGAATAAATATTAATACATAAGTCTATAAATCCCATATTTACGAAATTACCTGAGCCACTGATCAAAACCTTAATACTACCGGTATCATGATTATAAATAACCAACAAATCATTAATATTAAATATATTACTATCCCTTACGAGAGACTCACTAGGGCGAACGATCTTTAAAGCAGATGTGGTACTCCCCTTAAACAACGATTTTATGGTATTATATTGAGATTGAGACAAAGTAGCGGGTTGATCCCTTATAAGTTGTGAGACAATAGTCAAAAAAGAATTTTCTACGTCATCCCTTGCTTGCACTTCCTTATACGTACCGTCATCCATAAGAGATTTATTCCCTGTCCCCTTCGTTTGTATGTCAACTAAAATAGAATCAGGAGACATTCCCGTAGATACTAAACTTAAAACTCCATCTGATGCAGGGAAAATACCAGATCCAGTAAAGGACGATTCAAAAGATAAATCGGATTTTATTGCACATGAAGTGGCATACTGAGAATATCCGGGATAAAAAAGATCAACTATAACCCTAAATCCACTACTATCCCCTTCCTTGACAGCCAAAACATAATTAAATAAATAGCCTCCATCATATTTTTTAAGAAAATAATCCGTAGGCTTAAAAATATACGGTTCATCTGGATTGGCTAGATAACCAATCATCGTATCATATTGAGACTGGGTTATAGATTCATCTTTCATAACATCAGCCAACATATTAACAAATGTATTGTCATCATTAATATCTACTTCCGCCCATGTTCCGTCACCACGAAGAAAAGACGTCTGCTTGCCAGCGGCAGGAGCCGGAACCAATCCCGCAACACCAGCCCCGGATGCCGTGGCGCCAACCATATCCTTGACCTTATCAAGTCTACTGTCTATTTGATTACCATCGTACTTACCAATAAAATCTTCCATATCATTTTAGTATACAAGGGAGAGGCGGCAAAATACCCCCCCCCTATATGTTAATAAATCAATAAACTTTCTCCTCATTGCTAAACCAACGAACTATCATCTTGAACCTACTCTCAATGTCATTCACGAACCTAGCCAAGAACCAATCGCCACGAAGACGATCCCGCCACCTCCGATGATAATCGACGGCCCTAGGGTTGATCTCCCGGCCAATATCATTCACATCCTTAACCCATATCGGGAGATTGTTCGTATCGTCTTTGACCTCGTTAAAATAGTCATTTATATTTATCTTCTGATCAACCTCCGTAACCAGTATCTCACGGCTATCATCATTGGTTATAGGATACCTTAACCTCTGATACATGTTGCTCTTCTCCGCTATAGTCATTCGAAGCTCTCCACTGTTATTGGTATCGTTATAAAACCATGCCTTGTTGAACCCGGTTGTCCTACGAATCTGATAATTAACCTCATCCTGATATCTTCTGGCATCCATCCGATATTGGTAGTTCGTGAGGATCTTATTCACATACTGCTCACGTACCGGGACCTCTATAACGAACGGATATAGCTTACCGTAAAATACTTGATACGATTGGTTGGTCAATCCATGAGACCATAACCCTATCTCCTGACTTTCACTTGAGTAGTTCTTTCCAGACTGGAAATAATGCTGGTGCTCGATATAATAATCAGGGGTGTAGGATAAATATGATTTCCACTCACCCTTCAGGCAGTTATATCCAACGGTGAACGAGACGTCCGTGAAATGGCTGGCGTCCTGTAGCTCCACCGCCTGCCCGTTCCTGTAGAACCGGCCGCCACGGAATTGGTACTCGCCCGGATTCCCTACCGGTATATAATCTTTCTTGGTTATCAGAACCCTCTTGAACCGATTGTCCCAGCCCATGGACAGTCCTATACCAAAGAACTTGTTATCGATATCATAATAAGACAACTCAGCGTCCGTATCAGCGTTATATATCCGGCTACGGATGATCTTCATCTGAAGATGCTCCTTAAACCAGTTTCTAAGCCCCGGTGTGACCTCCGTAAGATTCCTACCATTAGAATCTACCTTAAACACCTGACCACGCCTTAAATCGACCCAAAAATGCCCAAACTCGCAACTGATCATATCCCGACTCTGGGTCCCGGAATATCCTAACGTCGTATTATTATACTCAATTCCACGAGACGCGAAAAGCCCACCTGCCCCTAGCTCACTATTCTCCGGGGATATTCTTTCCGCCAGCACGTCTATAGCATTATATAGTCCTACCTGATTCTCGAAGCGAGCTAGTATCTGATCCGACTCTATTCCCTTCATGCTTATAAGCTTCCCGAACGAGGTCTTGAACTCATGGTAATCCATAGGCTTGTACGACAGCCAAGGATCGGTCATGCCGTTCTCCGACACGTCGGCGGTGCTCCATATGACGCCGTTAGGTCTTTGGTAGGCACAATCCCAGAAATTGCTATCATATGTCTCCGGCAACGACCTACCACCTAACGTAAAGCGATTCTTATATACAGGACTCATCTTAAACACATTATCCCTTGATATAGGGACGTTACGCTCCTGAGTCCATGATATATAATCCCCTACCTCCGGATAAAACCCCTCATAAGGTTCAGGTCCAGCTATACGGAAATTACAATTGATCTCCGATTCCACAAGGAATTGGGGGATACCATAAAAGTATAAGAAAAACCTTCCCATAAGATACATACCCCCTGACCTGCAAGCCATGTCATAAGCGCTCTTACGACTAGGGAACGAATATAAAGAACCGGTATCGCTATCCGTCTTATTAAGATAATCCTCACCAGTATCATAATTGATAAAATAATGAGGATATCCGATATTACGATAATCATAATAAGGGAAAGGTATCATATCTCCTTGACCAAACTGAGTGAGATAAAACATAGGCATCTTCCTTTTCAGCGAGAACCGGGTAATAAATATATCACCTCCAAATACCGGTTTGCGCTTATCGCTGTCCATCAACCCACATCCACCTAACGATACCCATCTTACATCCTCTATCTTACCATATTGAGCGGGAGAATATTTCTTTATCCTCATATACGGAGAGGCCACGAAAGATTCCTTAGCTATAGAATAAGGTGTCAATCCGGCCACCTCGTCGTTCTTATAATTACAATCATTCTGGATGCGACTCGTGTCATAGCTGGTAATCAATGACGGATACTCAAGCATATACTTATCCATGCCGAATGATATGAACAACGAGTGCTCTCTATCCAAATTATTTATAACGATCGGTTTACCCCCAATAGTATCACCTTGTGATGATACATCGGATATAGGGAATAACCCTGTCTTGATATATTTGGATGTGGACAATCCCCGTAAATCGGACTTATTCTTGTCTTGATAAAATAAATTGTAATGAGCTACAGACGTATAATAATAAGCGTAATTATATCTTGGGCCTCTATCTATCAAAGCAGTAAGCCATTGATATCTATATTTCCCTATATCAACAACCGATTGGGACGTTGCCTTGGCTATACCCGTAGCCAAACGAATGGCGGTAAGCGCTATGCCGGCAGGGTTGCCCAATATCATCATGCCGGCCCCAACGTATTGCTGAGACGCCGCTTGGTACGTGTATTCAGCTATAGCCGATATTAAGTTGGCCATAGCCTCTACCGTAGCTAAGGACGTGGCAAGGCTGTATGCCCTTTGACCTAATATCGTCCATTTTGGATGATCCTCAACCTCCCTGAATACGCCAGATGATTTACCTAACTGATAACCATCTACCAAACATTCCGTAGGAGCGTCCGGCTTATTAAAGGCTATATCAGGACTTAAAAAAGAGTACCATAAATTACCCTTTCTATTGAATGGGTGTTTAATGAATTTATCACGCTTGGTATCGCTATAGATATATATATCATCAGATAAATCATTGTATGGGTAATTAGGATACAAGTTAACCGATCCGTCCGGATCATCATATTTATACATATCATATGCCAAACCCGTTCCTATAACGCTTTTATCCAACGTCCTATCCCCACGATACAGCTCATATCCGATAATAGAGTCACGCCTGTCCTTATCTATAAGACCGTTCTCTACCGCTATATCCAAAAACTCGTTAACAATATCATCATCAAGCATCACGCCCATAGGATAGATATATGAGTCAACACCATATTGTCCAGTCAACTGAGCGGGGTTGCCCATGAATGGAGCTATAGAATTATCCGGGAACTTATAATGTCTTATAGGCTTCTGGCATAAGACGGTTGACGTATTAGGATAATCAGCGCCAGACCCATTACCGATAAAATAAGATTTACCACCTACGGAATTAGGGGTACCATAATATTTAGTCAACGAATCGATAATGCCTTTCCTCGTTGAACTTCCAGAAGATATACCTATCCTACTAGAATCATACAACTCGAAATTAGCGGGATACTTGTTAACAGACTCCCAATAGCTAAAATCACCATACTCATATGGACGAGGAGCACAATCAGCCGGCTTATCACCACATGACACACACTGAGCCTCAAAGGTGACGAATCTTTTTAATTTCAACTGCTTAGCGTAAAAAAATATGTATTTAACCTCCATAGGGCGGATGCCAAAACAAAACGGGGCCGGGAAGATGGCAGTGCTAGCCGTGTAGAATCCGGACAGCTCCTTCATATCCTTCCGCATGGCGAAACCGGTAAGGAAGACACATACAGCAGGTTCGATACAAACATATATCTTATGGAAAGTAGTCTTATCCTCATTCCAGAACAAGTACTTAGGCATCATAAATATCTTATGATCCACATAATCCACCACAACCCCTTTCTTTGCGTCATTAGCCAAAGGGTTAGGGGCTATAGTACCTTCCATGTCAGAGAAAAACGTGATACGAACCTTCCCGTATGAGGATGAGTCACCAACCGGATAATTATAATTACCCATCATCTCTATATACATGAATACATCACTCATGCCTGGGTATCCATCTGCGTATTTCTGATAATCCAATTCTATCCATCTAGCATAAGATGACACATGAGGATAGAATTTAAAGTAGGTGACATTGCTCCTTCCCCACCAACTAGTCTTGGCATCTATATCATTCTGAATCGATACCCGATGTTCCCAATCGGTAGATATACCAGTATTGTATTTAGACCTATCCTGCTCATTTATGATACACATAGCCCTCTCAATATCATACTCTCTCGTATATTGAGGGAAATACTCTTTCATGGTATTCATCAACATATCAAGCATCGTCTCGGTCTGCTTCTTGCCTTCCCATCCCGGATACTCATAAAAGTAAGTACATTTACCCAAAGACCTTCCTCCCTGGAACGAGGGTAGTTGGACGTCATTTATTGTAGGATTGGTATAAGGATTATTTATTGAGCATCCTCTGGTACATATACCTTCATCATATAATTGTCTCACATTGGACATGTCTTGACATAACGCCAAGGCCGATGCGTCTATCTCAGCGGGGAAATGCTCCTCGTTCTGACCATCTAGCCACAACTGAACACGATCTATGATATTCAAAGCGCCATTAGAGTAATTGGAGAAATCACATAAAACAGCAAATTTATTTTGCGATTCCGCGTTACTTTGCATCAATGTGGTAGGCTCAGTCTCAATATAATCACTTTCCGATTTATACGTATAAAAAATCTTTGGATCCACCAAGGAGTTTTTATCCAATATCGTTTGCGTATCCGTTCTCTTGACATCATCACATCCAGAAGGGAAATCCGGAGCCTTGATATTATCCTTGTCCTCAGGTAACGAAATAGCGGCGCAAAGCTCGCTTACGTCTCCTACCCCTGATTCCACGATATCACATATATTCTCTATATTATCAGCTATATAATCTATCGCCTCGCCAATCTCTACATTTGCGCCCATCGTATTTATGGCGAATTGCGTCTCACCTACGACAGCGTATTCCTGCTCGACATATCTTAGCTGCTTTATATCTATCTGATTTTTGCAATTGCCACTCAACTCCCCGAATCCCCATGTAGGATCATTTATAACCTTAGCCGTGTTCTTGAACTGCCAAAGATGACGGCGGCTGTTCCCGGCGCACTGCGGGTTGTTCTCCAGCACCGACGCCGCCGACAGGTCATCCGAGTTACCATCCTCATCAACGATAACCTCCATCTCCTCCCTTGTGGCCGGACGAGGGATAAGCGGGAATCTAGCTGTCCTGTATCCTGTATTGGTAAAGAACCTTATACCCAACGGATATACCTCGTCACGCATGAACGAGGCGTATTTAGAGCAAGCCACACCATCCTTATACAGATTCTCCGTGGCTATGGATGTCTGCCATTTTACAAAATGACCCAAGAAGTTAACGACCGGCTGAAGATTCCATTCATTCTCCACGGTCAAGCCATATTGAAGAAGACGATTCCCGACAGATGTCATCCCTCTGGCCGTCTTATATACCGGTATCTCCTTGGATAACTTCTCCATGGTCGTACGTTCGCTATACTGATCCGTAAGATAATAAATAGTCCTTTCCGTTATCGGATGTATGCCTTCTATGAAATATTCAAGAACCGGGTTTTGCTCGCCATTATACCCAACCGTGTTCTGTATAACACCTATCTTATAATGAGATACCTGCTTGTCTATATTAGATACGGTAAGGCGAATACCCATGTTGGTTGACTTGCCCCATAAGCCATCCCGGATGACTATGTCTTGACGATCGAATAACATGATAGGATTGGTCAATGAACAATATCCGGTCTTTTCTATTCCGAACTCATCGCACAGCGCCACGCAGAACTGGTAGGTCCCGGCACGCAGGTTTCCCCCGAACTCCACGACCTCAGGCTCCACGCATGGGGCGGTCAGCAACGGAAACACCAGCAGCTTCTCGCAAGCCAGCCTACACCTTTCTATTGGTTTCTCATCCCCGCATGTCTTATATCCATGATAATGATACCAGAAATCACCATCATCATCCGGATTAAGAGCCTTGTCAACCATAACATATCGCTGGGGATTATATCCATCGGTCCAGTATATCACCTTACCGCATTTCTCATCCTTGATCTCTATGTCGAATATCGGGTGATGAATGGAGAAATTAAGGCAAGGGTCATCAACCCCGTCCTCTATCAGAACCTCCATCAAGTCACATATCTCATCGAAACGACCATCCGACTCCTCAAGCCTCTCACCAAGGATACGATGGATATCCTTTCCCGATCCCGCCAATTGATCCTCTACGGTCTTGATATAATCCAATGACCGCATGAACGTGATCTTAGACGTATTATCATCCGGATTAGATAGAAAGAAATAAGTATTATCACCAGCTATATCATTCTTATACCCAATAACCTTATAGCCATCGAATCGCTTGCATAAAAGAGTACTAGGCTCGTTCTGAATCTTAAGCTGACTCCCATCGTCACCCTCTATGGTAGCGTTCAAGGCAAAGCTGTATTCGGACGGGGATAGATCCTGTGGATGCTTATCCCTGTTCATCCCGGAGTCGGGAACCGCTATGTTAGAATTGTTCTGCACGATGTCTTGTTTTTCGCAAAGATAACAAATCCGGCGGATAATCACTTACACGCCGGATCTTAGTAAAAACTGTACGTATTATGCGAAAACATTCAAATCACACAAATGTAAAAAATCCTCCCAACTTTCGCAAGTCAGGAGGAAGACTAAACACTTTAAAACGTCTCGTGGTAAAGTACAAAAAACATAATAATTACGAATTTCCACCCATGTAGCTTGATTGCTTGTCAGCTTCCTCTACGGATATATAAAAGAAACCGTTAGTAACATATCTCTCGTTGACATCCACAAAATCAGTAGATCCTTTGTCCATCCCTTTCTTAGATCCCTCATCGCATACGGCTACCAGACTATTAAAGTCAGTTGAATAACCTACGACCACGCCATGTATATCCCGATTATGAGGATCAAAGACATATCTCATCTTACATCTATCATAAGCTAATTCTAAAGGGCTTTTGTTTATCCTCTCATCTATCCCTATTCCCGTGGCCAAAGCTAACATGCTTCTCGATATATCGCTCATAGTAGTATCTTTTACCGGGACCTTAGGCATACAAGCGCCTTCCATGACAAAATCCAAAGCCCTGTCTAGAAGCTCATCAAAATCATCGTCTCGAACATAGTCTTTGAGCACCTCCAATATATACAACCGGACATGGAGTTCGTTATTGACATCATTTAATGCGATCATAATATTAGTTTTCGGCAAAGCTAGATTATTTCTATACAATAGAAGATCAAATATGTCACAAGTAAAGGATTAAAAAAAAATAAAAAAAACTCTCCTATCCTCACGGGCAAGAGAGCTGAATATAGTTATGATCATTCTAAAAAAATCATTCACCAATCCTTACAATGCAGTCACGGGACTCCTTGTTGTAGATCATCGTACCTACCTTGGAATACAAGGTTTTTATATTCTGCCAATTATCCTCACCATGGGCGGATACGTTAGTGGGAGCGTCACCGGTATAAACCTCCTCACCCCCGATGTTAACGAAATCATATCCACGCTTTTCCATAGTTCCACCCTTATATGCGGTGAATTTGATAGTGACATTCCCTGTTCCACGTCCTCCATACCAGTTGCCGTATATGCCACACTTGATCTCAAGTGGGAGCTTGTCATAATTGCCCCCATCAAGTAACGGCCCCATTTGGATCAAGGCAGCCTCATTACCCGATTCCATGTTATCACCACCATGGATAAGATAATCACCTACCCGTTCTTGCGTGGTCTGGTACTGTTTACTCCAACCAACCAGCTTGCCGTCCACGTCCGGAAGGCCAGTGTTGTCGAAACCGGTAGCCGTGTCAAAGTCAATGCCGTCCTCGTCAGCCCAGATATACCTAAGCACAAGGTAATCGAACTCCGGGATGACCACCACCGGGACAGACTCCTGCCTACACACGAACGTCTTTTCCTCCTTGGTACCCTCTTTTATGACCTTGTATGTCACCTGACGTATCTCGCCGGTTTCATTAAGGTCAGCGGTAACCTTAACCTCAGCAGGACCAGTACCACTTGTCTTATCTAAATGTATCCAATCTGCCATATCGTTATTTTATTATCACATTCTCAAGAGCAGGACATATAGCCCTAACCCTAGCATCATCAAACACAGATTTAATTATATATTCAGGATCAACCCCAGAATGACATATTCCCTGTGGGAAATAGCATCCATCAAGCATCCAATACTGAGCATCCAAAAGTATAGGATTACCCCCAGCTTCAATAATCATATTATTTATCTCATCTATATTCTCAATTATAATATCCCATAACCATATACACGGTAATATATGTGGTAAAACATCCACACCTAGTATTTTAAGCTTATGAGAATACGCAAGATCTAAAGCGGGGGATATACTATGATCAAAAGAAGTACTTTGTATATTAGTAAACCAATCATTATACGTCTCAACATCTATATCATACAAACAAAGGGCCTCACCAAGATATCCAGCCTCCCATACCTCACCTAACTGTGCTTGCTCATCAAGTGAATGGCTAAGACAAAAATATTGATTAACCCCACTAGTGACAAATGGACCTATAAGAATGCCATTAAGATCATTCCCATTATAATCACTGGAAGCAGTACCATCTTGATAATAATACATAAAACCACCAGTGAAAACGACATTTGATTTATTTATAAACCTTCTTCTCATATCATACCAACTTTATATATTTATCAAAGGTATTAGGCCACATCCGTTCATAAGACAACATCCTCCTCCTGTTATCCTCAGCCAGCTCCCGATAATCATTTAAGGTAATCATCGACATCTTAAGCTCCTTCATGGCCCTAGCGAACTTACCCGGCTCCTGTTGGGCGTATAGCTTATAAGCGTCACCAGCCCCCTGTATCAAGCCATTGACAGCGGCGTTCTCAAAGATCTTCATCTTAATATACGTCTCGACATAATCCTCAAGATAACCTAACGCCGTTTCGGGTATATATGGGAGACCGTCATCATCCTTGGGCGTAGCACGATATATGATGTAAATAAATCCATCAAACCCGGTATACATAGTATTGCCGGATATAGTTATATCATAATTATCCCAAGCATATTTATCCCGATATTTATCGGCGGCACAATCACGCCTCAACCCACGACCTATCGACAACCTTACGGGGTGATGGTAATGGAAGCGAACCTCGTGAGACCCGATATATATTTTCTCCGTGATCGTCTTCTCAAACTCCTCCTTACAGCACTCCGTGCAGGAGTTCCAACGGAAGCCGCGCTCGGTGCGCTCGACCCAGCCGATCTCATGTTGGAGGTCAGCCTTAGCCTTATCGCCCCCCGGAATCTCACAGACAAGAGGCTCACACCTATAGGCGTCAAGCATGTCGAAGAAATCAGAAGGTAATACCGCCTGTTTGTTGCTGGTCTTTACAACCGCCTCGGATATGACGGCTATAACACCCCCAAACCTTTTCAAGGCGATCTCAGCCCACCTATAAACAGACGAGGTGTCTATAGCTCCGCTATCGTCGTATTTATGTAAATCGGCCTTGATCTCGGCCAATAAGCCTTTTATTGTCATATTCAAGTCTTTTGCACAAAGATATGTATTTGAATCCGTGATACAAAAAAAATCCAGTCTACCCTCACGAGCTAACTGGATCATAGAAACTTTCACAGTTTATAAACCCATTTAACTCCAAATACCTTACTCTCCGATTCAACTTCCCGGTACAAGAACTTATATCTCCTACCTGATTCCATGGCCAATCTACACTCCTTATTCAAGGCGGGAGAAATATAGAGATGGAAATACCTGTTCCTTGGCATGAAATCAATACACGTATGGACATAAGAGTATCCACCCGTTCCACGTCTGTTGATAGTACCCGTAAGTTTATTCAAGTATATCTTGCGATTAGGATTGATCTTATGGCATAAATAACCAATGTTATTTATATAAACCCCACCCTCATTCTCCAGATACTTATCACGTATGACTTTCCATATCAACGACTGACATTCAAGAATATCATTCTTGTCCACGATCGTATGCTTCCTCCTCTTACCGTTCTTAGACATTATTGACCTATAGAACCGGAGAAAATACTGATTTAATATCTTAAACGATTTTATATCCATACCGCAAATATAATAATATTATCCTGATTTAAGAACATTTCAATTGTTTTGGTGTGAGTGTGATGGAGACAAGGCCGCACTTACCGCCGCAGCACAGGCATCCGCTGACGCACTCGCACAGGAAAAAGCCAATGCGAAGGAGTGTGATTGCCCGCAGGTGAAGACATGGTCATGGTCAGTATCTATGAATAATGATTGTATGAGCCATGAACAACTTGTCACGTCAAGAGGATTTACGATTACATATAATAATCAATGTAGTAAATCTATATCTGGTTCTGTAAGTGGTGTAGGATATACACAAAATGGAGAAGAGCAGATCAATAGCGCTAGCTTCACCATTCCACCAGGATCCGGAAGCAAGAGTGGAAGTGTATATTTCAGCCGAGAAGTGGTATGTGGAGATGTAACGATCTCCGGTCATGATTCAGGCAATTGTTGACAATCATCGCTGTTATAATTTTCAATAAAAAAGGAGAGACTTGTTAGCCTCTCCTTTTTATCTTATATAAATCTAAGATCCTTTTTCTTTGTATGATTCAATATCCTACTAATATGTCTGGTGCTTAATCCAGTCCTTTCCCTTATTTTGTCATAGATATAATTCTTGGATACGTAAGCTGATATATTCCCAAGATCCTTTATGATCTTATCATACATATCATGTACCTCATTATATCTTATGATAGAGCTATCCCTCATACCCCTCTCGCCTATGCCATCGACTAAAGGATCATTAAAACCGAAGAAATTAATTATTGATCTTATTATATCCATCATCACTGAATCTTTTGAGTTTTCTTGTTAATATCCATATCCGGATTCTCGTCCGTAGGGATCTGCAATTTGGTTATCGTTTCCCTTAACGTCTCGGAAACAACGTATTCAAGGAGCTTATCCGGGCATATAAAATCATAATCCCATTGAGACTTACATGGGTTGTCTTTTTCCGTCCCGCACCCCCCCAACTCTAACGCCGCTTTCCTGTCGAGGGTAATAAGTTCCACGTTTACAGCCTCTATGTTTATATCAGGGATATAAATATATCCGTCATTGACATAATAATAGTATTGCTCTATATTACCATATTTACGCTCTTTATTATTAGCGTATTTCCTTAACGATATAGGGGTAAATATAATATCATCCATGATATTAGATACCTTTATGATAGCTGGACCTATACGGGTATATATCATATCTGGCAATCTCTTCTTGGATCTCATAAGTACCCTACATAGCTTAAACTCATCAAAGCAACAATCAACCTTCCTAACCCTTTCCATTTTCATACAGTTGATGTGCGTATATAATGATTCCTCCCCAAATAACGTCCCATCGGCGTACTTCTGGGCTATATAAGATCTAGCTTTCTGCCTCCCTATAGATAATATCCATCTCCTGCTGACATGGGCGTCCTTGCTTATGGAGTTCATGTCATTTATGATTCTAGATACAAATTCTGAATTTTTCATGAGCCTATGTTAAGGAGGGGATACCCCCTCCAATTATTATTTTTTCTTCTTGACCTTACCCCCGCATTTCATTTGAGGTTTCTTTTTCTCGGAGGTCTTGCCTCCTTTATCCATTTTCTTTTTCTTAGTACATGCCATAGCGTTATGTTTTAATATTAATGTTACAATATTAATGATTTTAGTCGATAAACAAATAAAGCGTATCAAGGAAGATATAGATCCGATTTACCGCCGCAGCACAGGCATCCGCTGACGCACTCGCACAGGAAAAAGCCAATGCGAAGGAGTGTGATTGCCCGCAGCCACAATGTACTAGGAGGGTCTCAGCTTCCATAACAGAGACATACACGTCTCCACCGGGAGTCAAGTACGAGGTTCAGGATAGTAGCAGTAATTGTAGCGGAAGTGAATGTAATTCAAAACAAGCTACTATTACATTTAGTTGCTCTAACGGGGATATGCATACTCAGAGAGTTAATTTAATCTGTAATGGTAGTTTTAGCTCTACCGAGTTTTTCTCGGCTGATTGTCCACCTGGATCTATAACAATATCGGCTTCTTATTAAAGAGGAATAATAAAAAAGGAGAGACTTATTAGCCTCTCCTTTTTATTATATATCAGACTCTTAACATTCACCACCAGCTCTTCCACTTATATTGATAGAATTACATGGATATCCACGATCAAAAAATATCGTGGCCTTTTTAGTGCCTGATCCAGTAGGTATAGTTACTGTCGTACTTCCGATAGTAGTTCCTGAACTTGAAGCTGTTACTGTCAAGCTCTTCTGTGTAGTACATTTGTTACTATACTCAATCTCAACCTTGACCCTTAGCGATAAAGTGCCCGAAGGAGCGCCATTGCAAGGATCACCATCGGCATAAGCATTGGCTGACCAGTTTTTAGTTGGCGGGCAATCACACTCCTTCGCATTGGCTTTTTCCTGTGCGAGTGCGTCAGCGGATGCCTGTGCTGCGGCGGTAAGTGCGGCCTTGTCTCCATCACACTCACACCAAGCACCATTGTTTCCGCCAGCACTCCAATAAGCGGAAGCCGTTGGAGCCGTACAACCTGCCGGACAACCTTGCTTGGTAGCGGTAGCCGATACATAGTCATTACATACCATCGTAGGACATGCTGTAGCATCAACTAGATTTTGTAATGCGTCTTTATACTCTTTATACTTGTTATAAGCCTGTTCACTGGCCAGATTATCTGAAGAAGCACAAAAATCACCTGCGCTAACAACCTTAAGGGGACTTACAGGAACACATATATCACCGCATTCGCCCGAACATCCCTTACATATCTCATTGGTATAGATAGTGTAGTCATATGGATTACAGCAATGCTCACCACCATTCTGCCAATATCCTGTAGGATTGCATTCACTAGAATAATGTTCCTCGCTATTACCACCATTACATCTAGTCCCATCCAATGTATACGTATTATCACATCCGCATCCACAAGATCTTGAATCGGACTCAACCAACTCATCTTGATCTGGGGCCGAAGAGCAAGGATTGGTCTGATTCCTACTCCTACGATAATCGCATTCATTACAATAATAATTCCAATCATCATAAGATGGGGTATCATCATCATCGGCGCAATCACCGTTCTTGTTGGCATAAGCTTGAGCGGCGGTCTTAGTCGCCGTATCATTCTTGAAAGCGTTTTGAACCTTGCTGTCGGCATCCGCCTGAGATATGGTAGATGTCAACGCTGACAACCCTAAGGCGCTATAAGGAACGGATAGAGCGACACCATGTTTACATGTACCACAATTATCCTTATAGAATGTAGCGCTTCCAGTACCGGTCCACACACAAGTGCCATGCTGGTTAGCGTAATCCTGTCCCTTCTGGTCTAGGATCTGCTCCGCCTTGTTCTTGGCATCAGCCAAAGAAACTTTGCTGGTGATAGGCGTACCGCCGTTGGCTTGCGTAGAGGTCACCGTTATTCTCTGACCAACCCCGCTTCCGGCGCAATTGTTCTTATAGAAGTCACGGCTTGCCACGTAAGTCCATGTACATCCTCCGTTCTTGTTGGCGTAGTTCTGACCGTCGGCGCCACGAACGGCGTTCTCGGCCTTCTTCTTGGCGTCAGCCAAAGATATGTTGGAAGTGTACGGGTGTCCCGGCAGCCTGTCGCTACTTACGGATACCATGTCTCCCACGCCGCCGTCTACACAGTTGTTCTTCTGAACCTGTCCGGTATAGCTTCCTGTCCACGTACAAGTACCCTTCGAGTTAGCCACGGTCTGTCCTTGAGAGGTTACAGCCGCCAATGCCTTGGCGTTAGCGTCAGCTTGTGACACACATGACTTAAACTTACCTCCCGTAGTAGGATTAGGATCGGTAACGTCATTCTGAGTGACAGTAACAGAACTACCCACGCCTCCGTCAACACAATCACGGTTAAATGGCTTTGACGCCTTACCAAACCAGAAACAGGTGTTGTTACCGCCAGCTATATACCGCTCTTGATTGTTAGGATCAGTATAACATGTATTGGTATTACGTTGATGCAATTGAGAGATACAGTCCTTACATACGGTCTCGATAGTCTTCCATACCGGTTGCTCGGTCTTCGTATGGCACGTATCATCATAGTTCTTGTTAACGAACGCCTGACCCATTCTGTCAATGTAAGTCTTAGCCAATGCGTCAGCCTCCTCTTGAGAGCGAGTGGACGTAAAGAACTGACCCATCAAATCAGGAGTCACGGTAATAGGATTAGCGTACTGGCAAGTAGGACACTTAGGAGTGAATTCCTTACTATAATTACCCACATACACCTTGATCTCGTCACAAGTACCACGATCGTTGGCTATAGCCTGTCCTTGCGCCTTGACAGCGGCCTTGGCAAGCTCATCGGCGGCGAACTGGCTCTCATAAGAATAGAACGGACCACCAGTGACATCGGCCTCCGTAACGTTAACGGATGAAGGTATCAATCCGGACGGACAATTATTCTTCTCGAACGCCTCGCTATAATGGCCGGTGTACTTAGGAGCCTCATGGCAAGTACCACGCTCATCGGCGATCTTCTGACCTTGGTTCATGACAGCCGCCATAGCTACCAAGTTAGCCTCATCCTGAGATACGCAAGACTGGAACGGATGTCCTTCTACCATATCCTGTGTTACGGTGAACGGATCTCCTATCTTATTGGCGCCACAATTGCTCTTCGTGAACTCGAAGCTAGCCTTACCGGTATACATAGTAGCGTTAGAGCAAGTACCCTTGGTGTTAGCCAAAGCCTGTCCTTGAGCCTGTACAGCGGTCATAGCCATAGCGTCAGCGGCGGTCTGGGAGTCATTGGAGCGGAACGGATTACCGGTTACCATATCTTGGGTGATAGTCACCTTAGATCCGATCTTACACTCACCACAGTTATTTCTCGTGAACTCCAAGGAAGCGCGACCGGTGAATGTGCAAAGGGCGTGGACGTTAGCGAGAGCCTGTCCTTGGGCGTCAACGGCGGCCTTGGCCTTATTGTTTGCATCCTCCTGAGACACGGTGGAAGTAAACGGATAACCATCTACCATTCTCTCATTAACCGTATAAGTACCACCAGTACCGGTACCGCAATTATTACGGGTAAACGTACGTGTATAAACACCTGTATATACAGGAACTTTCTCACACTTACCTTTAACGTTAGCCACATCCTGACCTTGAGCCTCTACAGCGGCCTTAGCCTTGTTGTTGGCGTCTGTCTGGGATACAGTTGACCTAAAGTCTCCGGTAACCATAGTCTCATCCACGACAACCTTAGTACCATATTGAGTGGAGTCACAATTATTACGAGTAAACTCCTTGTTATATTTACCGTAATAAATAGTCTTTTCCTTACACTCTCCCTCTAAGTTGGCTTGTTGTTGTGCGTTAGCCTCCAAATCAGCCTTGGCCTTATCGTCAGCGTCTTTCTGAGAAAGTATAGAGAAGTACTTGCCGGCAGCTACCACATAAGTATAAGGTTGACCGATATGGAACTCATCACAATTGTTTCTCGTGACTGTCTTCTCCATCCTTACGTTATAGTAGACGTTAGTCTGACAGTCGCCACGCTCGTTGGTGATAGCCTGACCTTGCGCCTCGACAGCGTCCTGCGCCAGCTTGTTGGCGGCATCCTGTGATACCGTAGAAGTGAACGGATAACCGGTACACATCTTCTCGTCCACGGTAAAGTCAACAGGCGTAGAACCCTCAGGGCAGTTGGTTCTTTGGAATACCTTAGAGTACGATCCGGTAAATACCGGTATCTTCTCACAGTTACCCTTGATATTGGCTATATCCTGACCTTGAGCCTCGACAGCGGCTTGGGCTAGGCTATTAGCATCTTCCTGAGACACGATAGATCTGAAGTCTCCTGTAACCATCGTCTCATCAACAACCACATCCGTACCGTATTGAGTGGAGTCACAATTGTTACGGGTAAAGGTCTTGCTAAACTTACCATAATAGATATTCTCCTTAGGCTTACACTCACCCTCCAAATTGGCCTGTTGTTGACCGTTCTTTTCAATATCCTCAAGAGCCTTCCTGTCGGCGTCCTCTTGAGAGATAGAAGATACGTACTTGCCCTCAGGAATGATATAAACATATTCCTGACCGTCACTAAACTTATCGCAATTATTACGTATGAACGCCTTCCTCTGTTCCGTGTTGTACCAGATGTCGGTTATACACTCACCATGCTCGTTGGCGTATGCCTGACCATTTAAGGCTATATCCTCCATAGCCTTGGCGTCTGCGTCCTCCTGCGAGATAAATGACTTGTAAGTCCTTTCCTCGACCGTATATAACACCACCGATCCGTGTTGGTTAGCCAGACAGTCATCCTTGGTGAACGGCTGAACCATCTTAATGTTATAATAAACGGGCTTGGCATCCTGAGCTATCATATATTCCTTGACAATCTTACCGTCCTTCGACGTTATACGGAACTTAGCCGTACAAATCTGACCGGTATAATTAGCCTTATATACGATGTTAAGCTTATTGTCGCCTACCCCATGGCTCTTGTCGTTAATGGCAAAGCAATCACCCTCAACGCAATTCTTATCTATTTCCCTTGCCATATCAGCTCCTCTCTATTCTCCATGAAACATTATCTCCGGCCTCTACCCTTACGATCTGGGTATCACCATCCTTATTAAGCGTCAACCTTTGCGGATCCACGTTAAAGGGTGGTTCCGGATCAGGTTCCTCGCCGCCATCACCGCAAGTACAACATACCAGCTCGATATCATACTCGGTATTGGACTTGATATCGATAATAACCTGACCGTTCTCGCTAGTCACATTATCGAAGTCATGATCAAGTATGATATAAGGTATATCATTAGGTTGTTGATTGATATTAACAACCTTACCGTTCAAGACGAACATCTCATGATGCTGTTCGTTATCCATATTCTTAGGCATAGCTATGACAAAACTAGCCTCATACAAATCGGTAGCTCCGGGATCCTCAGGATCGGCATACACTATATATCTGCTATCCTCTTCCGGGACCTTCATGGATAAGCCATTCACGTTCATGGAGACTATATAAGACTTGCTCACCGAGCCACCAAGGGTAAGGCAGGAAGCCTTGACCGAGGCGGAGTTAAGCTTGGCGTTGATGACCGCAGTCCCGCCCTCCATGTCGAACATGATATTGGTCGGATCCACGCTTACCCGCTCCATGCCCTTCTGGGTTATGGTAGCGAGTTTCGTAACCTTGCCTTTCTCGACCGCCACGTAAGTCTCCCTAGGCAACCTACCCATCCATCCCGGTTCCACCTTGATAGCCACCTTGTCGGGACCGGTACCGGAAATCTTGTCGTAGGACACCCATGAGGAGCCTTGCTCGATCTTGGCAAGAATATCTTTTAAATTATTCGCCATATCATTCTGCTTGCGTTATAGTCCATTTATCACTCTTGCCGACAATAATCTCAAGGATCTTCTCTCCACCCTCAGGAGGATACTCGAAGTTAGTAGGCTTAATCTCAAATACGCTGGCGCCTCCACAACCAAGATCACAGATCATATCCGGCAACCATCCCTCCTCAAAAAAACGCTCTATAAGCTCCCTTACGGCCTCTGATAAAGAATCAAGCTCTAACCTATCTACTGGGATAGATCCTTTCTTGAGGGTCTCACCACATACCCAACCGTCACACTCGGAAGCTAAGACCGTATCGTACACTCTCTTAGCCATAACAAGAAGTATTTAAAATATTACTATTCAATGTAGTATATACGATATTAACATCAGTGAACTCATCACCCATGCAATATTTCTTCTTAAACTTAACGGATCTACCAGAAACGACATATCCGTCATTAGGGACGATAGTACCACAATAGGTAACGCTGAGCACGTTCAACGGCTCGTATCTTAACCTGACAGCCTGAACGCCCTTGAACGAGTCACGTTGGATGGACGCCGTGGCACCAGATACGGCTACCAGCTTCCTTACCAGAGACTCGATTACGCTATTCATGCTATCACCGTTCCTGATGTCTGCCTCAGGGAACGACTGACCGTCATATATGATCTGGGAGCTGTAGATACTACACTCGTTCCCCGGCCTATATTCCGGCTTACATGGATTACAATTTCTCATATTATCAAATTAATTTGTTGATCATTCTTCTCAACTCGGATATCTCGGCATCCCTATCCCGTATAGCCTTTATCATAGCGTTAAGGGTATCGGACATATCGCAATTAGGGGATAATCCCAATGATTCCACACGTACCTTATCACCGGGATAAATACAATCGGTACTCATGTACGTAGAGCACGGTACTTTAGTATCGTCTACAGTAGGCCTGTATTGTTTTTTATTGCAGCCATTCATTACCAAACCTCCTCTCCAGTTCCGCTATCCCCGCCGCTACCACCGGTGTTGACAAGCTCGTTTATAATATTCTTCAAATCCAGAACCTCACGATGGTATAAATCTATCTGCTTATCCCTAGACGCTATAATACGCCTCAATGAGTCTATAACGAAAGAGATATCAGTACCTTTCTCTATACCATCCGCTACCAACTCATCGCCTGAGTACAAGACGCATTTATCATACAAGGTTATAGGACATCCATAACCAATACAAGGCTCGTCCTGACAATCCCGATCGCAAGGATCACAAGGATCGTTAGGGCATTTGTTAAGAAACCTATCTATCTTAACGCCATGACAACACTCTTCGGGACGTTCCCTTGAACGATCATGACAACAACCACCTGAATTACACATATGAATAATATTAATGTTTTTAGCAAAGATACAGATTTGGTTTGATTCTAAGATAACGAGGTGCATGAAACAATAAGAGGTAGAGGCCATAAGCCCCTACCTCCAAAACACTAATCTAACATTATGGAAAACACAAACGCATTATCACCAATAACACTGATCTTCTTGATCGATATTCTCAATCCATTTTTCGCACTCAAGATTAAGATCAGCGTATTCCTGTCCTTCTACCATCAAAACCTCACGAGCCTTGGCGTTAGCATCCTCAACCGATATCCATGACCTAAACCTGTTGGCTTTGATAGAATAATATACCTTACCTGATTTATATCCGAACGGACATACCTTTTCGAACCAATCACCGATCTTCGTATTATAGAATACAGGGGAACAACTCCCTTCAGTGTTAGCCTTCTCCTGACCTTCTTTCATGAACTTCCTATAAGCTAACGTATCGGCATCGACCTGAGATATATCAGATATGACAGCTCCGGATGGTAACTCATATACAACGCCTTCCTTGCCTGATAAGCCAGCCTCACAATCATTCTTATAAAACAAGCCACGAAGAGGCTGTGAGACCCAGTCCTTACAGCATGTCCCAACGGCGTTGGCCTCCCCTTGCCCGATCCGCCCAAGCTCCACCCTAGCCTTGGTGTTGGCGTCATCCTTGGATACGTAAGAGACAAACCTACCTTTCTCTACACATACCTGTTCCTTGGATCCCTTACCACTTACGCAATTGTTCTTGATAAACTCATCGCATACCTGATCATTATACCATACGGACGGTATTATGTCGGCATATGTGTTGGCGTAGTCCTGACCGTTGGCCTTGATATCATCCTCAGCCTTGCTGTCAGCTTCCTCCTGCGTATCGCCAAAATAGACGTTGGCAGGGACCCGGTAGTCAACAGAGCCGCCCACATACCCGGCAGGCGGGTTGTTTTTGGTGAACGTCCGAACTATTTCTTTGTTACCGTATACCATTGTCATTCACTTTGTCACAAAGATACAATTTAAAATCAAATTACAAAGGAAGAGCCTTTTTACTTCTCAAAACCTTATACAGATAATCCCTTAACTGTTCTTCTGTGGTTATATATCCAAACTCAATCATCTTAGCTATATCAATCTCCAGCTCCATCAATTCCTTAGCCTTGACCTCTTCGCCTACGGAATTTCTTATCATGCTTTGATGCAATCCGTATATGATGATATTTACAGATCTTGCCAGATCTTGAATCTTATCCCTTAATCTTGAAGGCTCAATTATCCTAGACAAGGCGGAAGACATTCTCTTATAAGCATCACCAGCCTTATCCCTATAATCTATAAGTTGATCATGAACGAATCTGATAACCTGAACCTCAAACTTAGGGTTTATCCACATAGCAAACTTGATAAATAAATAAGGATGCATCCATGCCTTACCAATAGTTTTAGATCCATCTCTCAACGTCTTTGATTTTATAATCTTAAATACCTGTGTATCTGGTAACTGCATTTTTGCCCCATGGCTTAAATCACTTATTAAAGCGTCTATAAACTCCTTTGTTTTAGGACTCTCTAAAAATCTCTTTAAATTTCTTTCCGGATTACCCTCTACAGCATTCCACTGCCTCAACAATTCGTTAGCATCAAAATAACCATCACTAGTTCTTTGAAAAACGTTAAAATCGCCCATCTTTCTTGTTGAAACATTTACTGTCTTCATTTTTTAGTCTAATTTTGAGATTAATAATTAATTACTTTATGTCCGCTCCCTCGTGAGAGTCGGCGGACATACAAAAATAGCCAATCGGGATGATAAACATAAACCGATTGGCTATTTTTAATATCCCGAAATCAGGACATTAATTACCCATTGCAGATCTTATCCTCAATAGCGTAAAGGATTTTAGCGACAGTCTTATCGCCATTTATCTTCACACAAGACTCACCAAGATCCCGGACATCTATAGCCTCCCTGATACGGGTAAGCTCGTCATATATCTCCTCTATCACATCGGAGATCATAACACACTCATCAGAGTCCTTATGCTTTGACCACTCCGGAAGATCACCCTCATAAGGTACGCAAGCGGACGGAGTTATATGTGAACAATTATACTTTCTCATGCCAGCAACTTATTAACACGTTCCTTTAACGATCTTACCTCATCCGGACATAACCCGCAATCATTATCACATAATGATCTTTGTAGACGAATTATCCTACCCCAATAGGATATATCGGGCTTGTCACCGATCCTATACCTATGGTATCTCATATATCTACCCCATTGGCAGGACAGCCATTCGTCTACGGACTTACATAAATCCGTCCTATCAAGGTTTGATATGCTCTGCACGCCCATCGAGTATCTCCTTTCTCATTTCCTGCACCTCCTCGTCAGGCGGGCATCCATACGGCAGGTTCTTGATCCATTCACGGATCTTTTTCTGCATATTAAGATAAGATACGCCAACGCCATCACCCTTGGTACGAACTTGCTTATATATACTAACCACGTCACGCTCCATGGTCTGCAACGGATCTTGCATAACCATACAACCAGCGGTGCTTCTAGAAGCGTACTCCATATCGCTAACAACGGTAGAAGAAGAATGATTCATCATGCTTCTCTCAATCCTTTCTCTCTCGGCCCTTAACGCCTTTTCCTTACAAGTATTACAACCCATAATTATATCTTTAAAATTCAACAATCCACGCAATTAGTAGCCATCTCAAGAAGCTCTCCAACACGATCAATGATCTCATGAGCCGCCTCTATATTATCCAACCTGACATTAGCCTCGGCTACGGCCATAAGTGTCTCCATCTCCTGTATCTTGCCTATAAGATCCTTATCCTTATCCTCACACAAGATATCAGTCTTGATCCATAGCCGGTCAAGACGCCTGCGTATAAGATCCGTCTTAAGATACTTGCGACTGAAATTGTAAGTGGAAGGGCTACCTATGATCTTAATATCATATATACCGTCTGGGAGATCAAGGTACTTGACATTACAATCATCATAATTAAAACAATTGAGACCTAGTGTTAAACTGGTAAAGGTATTGACCTGATTCTTGCCAAGAAACAACGTAACGGGGTCGGACATGCCCGGCGTAGTGATCTCGATGATCGCCTTCCTGTCCTCCAGCAGCCCCCACTCGGACTCATCCAATACCTGCAATACCTTTGGATCACGTGTCTCTAGCACCTGAAACGACAGCCTAATATCATTCATATTAACCTTCTTATCGTACCGGCACAAGCTATCATCATAACGAGCCTGCATATCAAGATCCGGGACATCGGTATAATATGTCTTGACCTCATGCCCGTTGATAAACACCGATGTTATCTGGCAAACATGAGACCTAGCGACATCAAAAAACACCATCCTTACATTACCCTCATAATCAACGCCCGATGTCGGGTATGTCAATATCTGGGTATTATACTCACCATCGTTACGTCTAGCCACGACAGTAATAACGATAGGTTTCTCTATATCGTAATCATCCATGATAATCCTAGCGGCGAACTTATCATGAATTATCTTCGGTATGATATTTATCTGGTCCATATTAATATCTTTTTCACAAAGATACTAATTTGAACAATATAACAAATGAAGCTACAAGATAAGAGCTGCAAGTAGATCTTCCTCACTAAGAAGAATACCTCCATTGATGGCCATAAACATGGCTAGATAAAGATAAAGAGACTTAAGATCATAGGTAAGCATCCTACTTCTAAGAGTCACAATAAACCTATTAAGATCGGTATTATCTCCAGCTACCGACATGTAACTTTTAAAAAGAAAAGTATCGTATATAGGATCAGATATAGATAAACCAGCATTATTATAAGAGATATCACACTTCTCTACCCATAATCTAATACATTTAATAATCAAATCTTTTACAACCGACTTATTCAACATACATCCGAATCTTACCAAAGCCACGATGTCACCCCACTTCTGACCAGAAACATCCCTTATTACGTACATAGCTCCATTTAACGGGTCTTTTACGATAGACGATAAGATGTTCTTACATCCAATAAAATCAGATAGCTCTTGGATGTTAAACATATCATTATCATGGTTAAAAATAATAGATATATCACCGCTTCTTATGACACTTAAGTTATCCATCATGAATCCTCCATAAAAGAACAGACATCAAAATAATTATCAAGATAGCATAAATCAGGGACATATCCTTTCTTTCCGTTCTCTATATCAGAAACAGCCCTATCAGCAAAAGACCTTAGCTCTAATAAGCTTACACCCAAGAACTCTAACGCCAATTTCAAATACTTATACAAAGATGAGGTCTTCATCTCCTTAAACCCCTCGCGAACTAGACGATCATTGAATTTCTTAAAAAGAACCTTGTTATTTCTTCCATCAACCCTATTACCATCATTCTTAAGCCCACCATCAGACTTAACGATCTTCTTTATACTATTGACTGACTTCATATCAATAATACTGACCATAATCATAACCTTATGATCTACAGCAGCCTTTCTAGCCTTGTTAGCTCTTTCCTTAGAACTAACAGAAGGAGTATCTTCATCACCTCCAATATATCTAAATTTAGCCTTGCTTACGAAACGTGATGGATATATCTTACGCATATTCCATTTGTAGTTATAATCACCAATGGATCTCATAATTGAGAGTTCATTGTCAACAACCAACGAAACCATGCTATAAGCCTTCTCAAAACACTTAAAAGAACCGACATGCTCATAAATGAACCGGTATGTCATGCCTAGCTTAAAGTCATTATCAGATATCCTGTTAAACGCAATAGCTCTATCAAAGTTGATGATAATAGCCATGATAATCTTAAGCCTAAAATAAGGAGGTATATAGATGTTGTTAGGATCAATATCCCTTGGATTAGCCGTGGTATAGTCAGCACCAGCGAAAGTATCTCTACGTTTCTTGAAATTACGTGGATATATAGGCTGACCTTTAGACAGCTTAATACAAGAGCTCCCCTCAACTATCTGCTTCTTCTCAGCCTCAGTATATACAGGAAATTCTTTTATTATAGAAGAACATTTCCTCATGTAATTCAAGTCAAACTTCATATCACCATTATCTTAACCACTTCAAATATACGAAAAAGATATGATTCTTGGAAGTAAAAACGTGGCTAATTTTACTACATATCAATGATATTATATCAATAATACGATAAGTACCTGAAACACAGTTGTTCATTTTGTGACATGTGTATTAAGAAGCTTCGCTACCCTCTCTAGGAAAATCCATTATAAACTATTCTTACCTTTAATAACCGCCTATTGTTAATTAATAACTTGACTAATGAATTGATGTTAGCTAACGCATTTTGTTATTCAAAGTAGATAACTAAAATCATTAACTTAAAAACCAGTAGTATGTATGTAAATAAAGATCTTAATAATACTACCAAAAATACTTTATGTTTAAATTATCTGCATATTTATCACATCTTTTTGTTCGATCTTATTCGCATAATTACTACCTATGTTAAATGTTAATGAATTTATATACTTACTTCTTTTCTGCGCTAAAGCGTGAAGTGCCAAAGGGAATCGGCAGGGTGGATCGTGAGTCGCTCCGCTCCTGGCCGGCCATGGAAGGCAACCACCAGCCCCACGCCATGACGCCGCCACCTTGTTCATTGGCTTCCAACAAGAGTCACCTAAAAACAATACTTGTCTATACAATTATCTCTACGGTTCCAGAAGTTAAATAAGAACTATTTGGCTTTAAGGAAAGTTGTTAGTTAAAAAGATGGTCGATTAAGTCATCTGGTCAAATAAAATCCTTATATTCGCGATACGGTCGGTTGGATGAGTCGGTTTAGTCGGTGGTCTGCAAAACCATATACCTCGGTTCGAATCCGGGACTGACCTCTATGCTATTTGCATATCCTTTAAAAACTAATTAGATAAGGAACGGTGAGAGATCATAGTTCCTTTTTTTTTATAATATATAATTACAAAATCTTTATCTTCTTCAATATATACACCAATACCAACAATATCATCAAGATACCAGCTACTATCCACACTATAGGCCATCTTGATTCCTTCTTATCATCTACGTCCTTATGTTCGATGTCTGTCTTCTTGTCAATATCCTTAACACCGGTAATCGTCTTATCAATGCCAAGGGAATCGACCGTCACCGTGCTATCCCGCCGGCCAATGACGATATGGGAGTCAGTCACGGACGATACCGGTCGCTCCCCAGTGGATGGATCCACATCCTTCGTAGTATCGAATTTCCTCTCAGTTATGACAATATCAGCATTAAGATCAGATGTCCTGATCTCTACGATCTTCCGGTCCATGACCTCATCTATCATCGTCTCTATCCTACTTATCAAACGATTATCTATAGACGTGTCGCTAACCTGCCTCCTGCTTCCACAAGAGGACAGGAATAGCGACAGACCTAAACAAACAATCGCCCTAAGACTTATCCTTAACCTCATCATCGGCAATTTTCTTTATATCGTCAAACGTCTCATCAGGTATGTTTTTAGAGAAACCAAACATCTTGAATACGTTTATCCTCTTGAATACGGCCTTGAATACCTTAACCAGATAAGCGTCGGAGAAAGCATCACCTATCGTATTCAAGAAAAGCATCACATATCCAACAAGGGCTATATACACCCCATATTTGGTAACGGTAAGTATCATGCTAGCCTCCTCCTCGATCGGATATAACGTTTTATATATAACACATAATGTCATTACTATAAAACAAGACAAGGCAAACTCTTTAAGGATATCAGTGAACCTGACCTCCCTAAACCATCTCTTGAAACTAAATCTTCTTCTACGACTCCGTCGGAGCTTCCAGCCCCTTACGCTTTGCGCTAACCTAGCCAAAAAATTAGCTACTAATACTATAAGTAATACGGTCAATAAATGGTGTACCGGCTGGAAATAAGCCCAACAAGAGGCACCATACGCAAGCGCAATATTCCACAAAGCCCCCACTCGCTCTATCATGTCTTTGTCTTTCATTTTATACCCTACTCGCAAAGTTAACTACTATACCTTTAAGTACCTAAAACACCACGGCATGTATACCGTTCCTAGTATCAAGGCTATCAAAATGCAACCAACCCACCTTCCCTTCAAGCCGGAAAGGATATGGTAACATGTCTTGATGATCCAAGATCAATCCTCTAGCCTGTTCCGCCGTCATCGACTTGACATCAAAATCACCAGCCTTACCCAGCACATGAGCGGATAGATAAACATCCTTCTTATCCTTAACGATCTGACATAGGTTACATCTAAGACCACGCTGGGAGAACTGACCTTGCTTATCCCAATTATTGCAATACATAGGCTGCTTGATTATATCTCTACGCAATACAAGGAGATTATGGAGAAAAGCGATATCGAGAAACTGCCACGACCGGTCCTTCCACTTATTGTATGTATGAGGACATACTAACTCCACTATATCAAAATACGAACCTAATTCTTTTATAATATCATTCCTATCCACGTTACTAAAATTATTTATTTTATTTATCAAATTCACATTTGTATTACAAAATGTTTACTCTAACCGGGTTAAACGCCAATCCACTATCGATTATCCCACTGACGTAAGAATCATCGAATACTTTTCTACCAATCCCAATAGCTCCATTGATATCAGCATTTAGCAGCTTTCCAATAGAGCTTTGAAATAATCCACGTTTCTTTCTTTTACCGAGATAAACATCATGCTTGCATAGTTTCTCAAAAGCCAGATGATCTACTTTGGAAGTATAGGACTCCTCGTGAACTTGAAGGATGATTCCAACCAATTTACATTTATAAGAAATCTTGTCAATGAGTTTAGAGAACGGGATCTCAACGAACTTCTGGTTTATTCTCTTTCCTAGATTTATCCCATTCTTCCATCCTTTGTTTAATCCTATCACAAGACTTCCGATATTGTTATCGATACAATGGTTAACAATATATCTACTGACCTTGTGGATTTTATCTTCAATCCAAAAATTCCTGTAATTGTTTAACTGTCTTAATCTCCTTGAAGTTCCCTTATCGCCAATATATGACATCAATCTAGCTCTCTTCTTATTATACCACTGATTGAAGGACTTGATAATCTTGCCGTTTACAATGAAAGGCTTGATACCTACATTACTGATGCATGTGCATAAATTATTCAATCCTAAATCAATCGAAAGAACATTATCCTTATCAAGATTAAGATTCTGCTCCTTCTTCTCATAAATCACCTCAACCACATAGCATGTAGCTTGCGGGATTATTCTAACTTGACATAATTTGTTATCTCCTATATTTGTTTTGATTGGTGGAATTATGTTTTTGATAAAATTGATATAACCATCACTCTTAAGCCTGCAAGAAGAAGTGGTAAAAACTACCATATTCTGCTTCTTACCTCGTTTGTATTTAGGCAATTTTGGTTTTGAGTTGAACTTAGAAGGATTCTTTTCATATTCCTTCTTTAATCTGATCCAAGACCTTATCGACGAGAAAACTTGGGCTATGACTTGCTGAGATACCGCTGTCGGTAAATTTCTGAAATCAACCTGATTCTCCTTACAAAGTTTGGTTGAGAACTCATATTCCTTTAGATAGTTACCTTCGAATATTCCTTGCCTGACGTTGAAAAGAACATAATTATACAACAACCCGGATTTGAGGCATATATCCTCAAACCGATTGTCTTTTACGATATGTCTCTCAACTAATCTCATTTAATATATTATATTACAAATATAAATATTGTTTATGAAATAAATAATTTATTCAACCATATCAAGCTGGCTTTATCGTCCATCTCTGGGCGTAATTATTTTTTAACACATATATCTTCTCCATAGGTGTAGCGGGAGACCCGTTGGACGATCCTTTCACAAATCCTTCGGGAGCCTGCTCCATTCCAGAAGGACGCTGATTCTCGTCAGGGAAAGTAGAGCCATACATGTTTACCGAAAGACCATAGAACTGATTTCTCTTCCCGTCATTAGCCACAGACGTCATAGTTATCTGATCCCATTCCGTAACCAGCTTATAAAAAGAATCCACGAAATCATCCGATCGTTTCTGGCTATGAGTAGAACAACTAACACTAAACCATGTAATAGCCCTCATCTCATAAATATAATCCGGAAGCTTATCCATTCTAAGACTATTACAATGAATGGCACCAAAACCCGTAAGATGTTCTAAGCCCCTTCCTGACATATTATCATCATTCCAGCCTGTACGTATCTCTCCACTCATCCAATCACTTAAAAAAGTGAAGTCATAAATATTAGGATTTATCTTGTCCACCTCAAATGATGGGATCGTATTCAAGTCAAAATAATTCCACATATCACTGGGGCCAGGAGTTATATTTAACGTCTTAAGTTTAGGAAGATCATTAAACTCCTTTATATACCTATCCAAATAACATGAAGACAATTCAAGGGTTTGAAGATTTTTCATATTCTTTATATTCCTTATCCCGCTAGATTCTATATCCCTAAGATCAAGCATATTAAACATATTTAAATAATATACCTCTGTCTTACTGGTTATAGCCTCAGGAATTACGGTCATTCTTTGCCCTATATTTTGAAGATCGATATAAATTAACTTTTTGGATCTTGACAACTTGTCTACAGGTATACCGTCATTAACATACAGCGTATGGGATACGACCAAAAACTCAAGTCCTGGTATATCCACAATCGGGAAAGATGTCATCTTGCAAACTTGGATATTGGCATAATAAATATCACAAGTAAAATCTATCGACACAGCCCGTTGTACGTCCCTCCTCCCATCAGCGTAAGCATGATTATCCACAGGTACGTATTGCGATCCATCCTCCTTCCTGAACCACCACGTAGTATTGGGATTTTTCCTATGTTGTATTGCCAAAGAACGGAATATAATACAATAATCATCCCGCCCTTGAACCTTGGTCATAGGAAACTGCTCCTTTATTCCATCCCCCCAATCCACATTAGCCATACCGGGCTTTCTGGATCTAAACTCGACAAACGTATTATAAGGATTACCAACGACAGGATCAGGTACATAATTATAATCATCGGTATAATAATTTCTAAGTGCCCTATCCCATGTAGTGAACCACACGAACTTGTTGGATGATGCCTCGTATTTATATAATGTCTTAGCCATTACCTATCTTGTTAAAATATTCTACAATAACATTCCTGTCCAATCCCATAGAATCGCATAAATACTCACCTTCCGGTTGACCTCCAAACGATAATATCTTATCTGTATCATAAGCCAAAATATCACCTTCACCTATAAAGATATGCCCATCATCAGATACAATAAGCTTATATGGCTTATACGACTTTACATCAATGCTATAAGAAGATCTTGATGTTGATACGGAAGTCTCTGGAGGCATATTAAATCTCCATCCATAATTATTCATAAGCACATAAACCATCTCCATAGGAGTTGACGGGGAGCCGTTAGACTGACCCTTTATAAAACCAGAAGGTGCCTGTAATACGCCACTAGGTCTTTTATCAACAGGACTGGAAGCCGAATACATAGTTAAATACAATCCATAAAACTGATTTCTTTTGCCATCAGAAGCTACGGAGGACATAGTGAGATAATCAAATCCCATCACCTTCTCATATAATGTCGATATAAACGTATCACATCGACTTTGGGTTGACAAGCAGAGATATATATAAAAGCTATTCATAGACCTCATCTCATATATATAATCCGGGAGATTACTTACATCTATATTACTATAACTATGTGAAGCGTCGAGACTCTCAATGTTTTCCAACCCCTTACCACTCATATACGGATGCCAACTTACAACGGATCCATACCATCTGTTTATATGACTGAAAATTTTTAAACTAGAATTTATCCTATCCACCTCATCCATAGCCGGGCATGTATTAGGATCAAACGATGGCATAGCCACTCCCGGGGATATATATAATTCTCTTAGCTTGCTAAAAGACAGCCATTCCCTTGGATATACCCTAACCCTTCCACCAGCTAAATGCAATATCTCCAAATTAGGCCACATGGAAGGGAATTTCCTTATATTGGAAGCTTCGGTATCACTAAAGTCAATAGACCTGGACAAATTCAGACCTTTCAATTTAGTTAGTCTATTCCAATCCTCCGGGATGGACGTCAACGTATCCACACCAAACTCACTTAATGTTATACGCTCTATATTTACCGATCTCATTATCCTATCCTTTGGTATATCTGTTATGGTACGATCCCCAGGAATACTTATAATTATATTGATAAGGCTAGGCATATCAAGTATAGGAAAACCTACCATCATAATCCTATAGGATTCCATCATCGTAACATCATTGGTAAAAGACATGGATATCACACGCTCCTTATCCATGCCATCATCATAAGCATGATTGGGGGCGGGGACATACTCACTACCATCCTCTTTGTAAAACCACCATGGGTGACTGTCGGGATTCTTACGATAACTTATATCCCTTCTCCTGAACATCAACCTATATTGACCATATATAGATCCACTCCTAGCCTTTACAAAAGGGAATTGCTCTTTATTCCCATCTCCCCAATCAACCTCGCACATGCCAGGAGTATTGGAATAAAATCCTATAGTCTCATTATAATTATTACCGTTCAATATAGGATCAGGTACATCATTGGTGGTGTCATCCCTATCAACACCCCTAAAAGCGTATTTGCCCTTAGTAAAAAAAGTTATAGAGCCTTTGTTCGTATCCTTACATATCAATTTCATGCCTCTCCCTCCTCTATTCTCATGAAATACTCGACAACCGGCGAGCTGTCCAATCCTAGATCGTTACAGATATCTATGGCCTCGTATTTGTCGGCGAAATTATACTTACTCATATTATCATCCAACACGTCTCCGCTGAATACGGATACATGACCGTCCTTTACGCCAAGAACGAACGGGGTGATCCTCGCCTTCCCCGCCCGCCGTGCCCTCGCAAGGGCAGCCTTAGAAGCCGGGGCAGGTGCCAAGATCCACGTCTGCCCGTAGTTGTTGGTAAGTACATACACCTTCTCCATAGGCGTCGTAGGATTACCATTACTAACCCCCTTGACAAACCCCTCAGGGGCTTGATAAACGCCAGACGGTCTCTTATTATCTGGGACAGCGGATTCATATAAACTTAATGTAAGTTTATAAAATTGATTCCTATTGCCATCAGAAGCCACTTGAGACATCGTTATATAATCCCAAGACATCATCTTATCATAAAACGCATCAACGAACCTATCAGCCCTCTCCTGTGTAGATATAAAATGACTCTGTAAATTCCATTTCCTAAATTCCCTTACCTCATACAACCAATCCGGAAGATCATCTACTGAAACCGTGCCTGACCTACAATATGTTTCTTGCATCTTATTTAACTTCCCTCCTACCAAATCTTGCTTCCATGAACTACCATTAGCCATAAAATAAACTAATATCTTATTATCCCCTACCTTATCCACCTCATCAAATACAGGTATATTATTCCTATCGCTTATAATGTTTATACTTTTTGCCGGAATAGAATTAAAAGCCGGATCATAAGAAGGGATATTGCACCAATTGAAATTAAACCCCGTGAGATTCTTCCATTCAGAGAATCTTCTCCAATTAGAATCAGGATCATCCCCGAAGTTAAAAACGCTATTGCATCCGAAATACATCAGATCTTTCATATTTAAAAAACCTTCTGGCCAATTACTCCATACACCAGGATGAATAAAAGATCCCATCTGTATATTACGAAGATTAACGCTCTTGCTTATCCTGTCATATGGGATATCACCATTTTTTAAAACGGATCTAACCACAGCAAAATAAGTTATATCAGGAAGATTAGCTATAGGGAACTCATGAAGGACAATACCATCCATATTAAATTCCCCATCAATTACGTTAGAGAACCTCATCGTAACCTCTCTACGCCTGATATCGCTATACTTATGTGGAGGGACCGGTATGTATTGTGAACCATCCTCTTTCTTATACCACCATACGGTATCATCCGGATTCTTCTTATACTCAATGTCAAGAGACCTGAATACAATCCTATAACTACCATCAGATATCTTAACTAAAGGATATTGATCCTTTGTCCCGTCCCCCCAATCAACATCCACGAATCCCGGTTTAGATGTCGAGAACCTAAGATTGCGATTAAAAGCATCCGCTGATATTATCGGATCGGGTATATAATCAGCACCCTTACCATCAAAACAAGGGAATCTATCCTCATTCACTATAAACGTGACATAGGACGCTACCGTGTCGTATCCTACTAAAAAAGCCATACCATTAATTTATTGAGGTTATATCATAAGACACCCATTCCTTATATCCATTAACCATCTCATATACTTTGTTGATGGTCTTGCATACGACGGCGAATCCGATATCCACGTTAGGAAACTTCTCGTTAAGCTCATCTATCGTAAGCTCCTTGGTTATACTCTCATCCCACTTACGCATCTCCTTTACCTCCATAAGGATCGGTTTACCGGTTATGCCTACGCTCATGACCCACTCACCCTCACGATTGGCATCTGCCAGATCCGGGAAGATAGTAACACCAAACAACTCCGTGAGCACGAACTCATCGCCGTTACGGGTAAACGACACCGCCGCTCCGGGGGTCAAGACTACCTCGTTCACCGCCAGCATACTCACCAGCTTCTTAGCTCCCCCTGATACGGTCCCATTCAACACGACAGTCACGTTACCCGTAGCGCTATTAACGAACTTGATATCATTCTTCTCGCTATTTATAGCCTGTAGTCTAGACCCAGATACGATATTAACAATCTCATAATTCTTGTCATAAGTGCTCTGTAGCGTCACATTGCCGTATTTAGTATCGATAAGAGTAATCCACTTAGCCCTACCGCCTACTATCTCAACAAGCTTATAAAACACGTTGTTCCCATCAGCGTCAATCCATCTAGCTATAGCTCCATGGGCGAAATTAGTTACCTCCCGATCCTGAGTATAACTAACGGTGCTTTCCGTAGGCTTATTGGCTAAAGTAACGTAAAGACATTGCTCTACGTCAGCCTCCATCTTAACTATCCCAGCACCATCGTAATAATAATCAGGTACGTTTTTCTCTCGTATCAACAGGATGGTACCTTCCTTAAGCTTATCGGCGTTAGTAGGATCATCCACGAAAGACTTCATCTGGACATAAGTATCGAAGATAATAGACGTGCTCTTATCCTCTATCTTCTGATTGATATCATCAACAATATCATTAATCTCGTCTTTCGTATAATAAGGAGACAAATCCACCTTCGGACCTTCCTGCTCTAAAGCCTTATTCCCATCCCACCAATAATCAGGCACATCCTTCTCCCTGATCCAAAAGCTATCGCCAACACGGAGCTTAGCCGTATTCTCCGGTACAGCCAACCAGTCGTTCATAGCCTTGACAGTATCGAATATATAAGCTGTGTTCTTACCCTCAGCTATACGCCTTACGACATCCAAATCATCCTCGATACCATTAAGCCTTTTCTTTATGTTATCAACCTCCCTCTGTAGCTTATCATAATCATCTTCCTGGTCTATAGCCTCTCCAATAGACATATACACCTCATTAGTTATCTTATTGTAAGTAATACGAGCTACTTTCTCGTAAGATGTCTTATACGAACTAGCTCCTTTATTGGTATTACATATAAAATCATATGTATTCTGATATACTACAGACCCACCGGTATTTATAAAATTATATCCGTCTTGGCTCATCGTACCTCCCTTGTATCCAACAAGTTCAAAGGAACATTTACCCGTACCTTTAGATCCAAACCATGTAGCGTAGGCCATGAAATACGTCTCTTCAGGTAGGATATCATAATATTTAGCCCTTAAATCCTTCACCGACATCCAAACACATTCCTTACCAGACCCAGTATTATCACCACCCCATTTAAGAACTTCTCTAACAGAGCTATCTCCATTTCCGGGACCAGACCAACCTACAGCAAGATTATCTATGGTGGGAACATTAGAATTAAGGGCTTCCGTCATCGTATCCAAGTCCCTTCCGGAACTTGATTCCCATAAATATCTGAACGTCACAAAATCAACGTCCCCGATCTTAATTCCACCAGTATTGCTAGGATATGTCTTAGTCACCAACTCATAGTACCATTTATCATCACGAAAGGTAGCCCTTATCCTTTCTACCTGCTTGGGGGATATAGAGATATAGGAGCCTCCAATGGAAACATTATCCCCATCAACCGCACGGGAAGCACCGTTCTTTGGCTCCTCTGGATCTACCGGAGTATAGATCGTAGCCTGCTTATCCCCGGTATTAACGACCACTATATAATAACTATCACCATCAAGACCCTTATCATGAGCCATGGTAACAAATCCTTGCTCGCTATCCGGTCTCCATTCAACGACAACCATATGTTTATCCATGGGTATGCCGGATATATTATCAACATAATTAGTGGAAGCCATAAACTCAGCGTGATCATCGTAAGCCTCATCCACGCGCTGATGCTTGGTAGCGAGTCCATCAAGACGAGATATTTCTGTGGGGTCGGAAACCTCGACCCCATTATAATCATACCACTTATATCCTATCATCGTATTCTCACGACGATATTTCCTTTTTCTTATGACCTGACCTCCAGCTAAGGCGTCAATCATAAAATAATCATTACATACTTTAATCATAGCCATTCAGATTAACAGGTTTGACATAAACAAGCCACGATAGTAGCGCCAACAGGAACGGCGGTCAGCGTAGTCCCCACCGGGTAGGTAGGAGAGGATGACTCCATCACCGTCAACGACGTCCGCTCAACGACCATATCGTTATCCACCAACCGACTCCCCTCCACGTAGAATCGGCCATCCTGTACCTCATAGCACTCCCGCACCGGGACCATATGTCTTTGGCTCTTGTCAGCGTAATCGCATATCGTGACCTTAGCCCCATCAGGAATAGAAGACAGCTCATCTCCAACACCGTAATCTGGATGATCCGAATATACCACATAAAGCTTGGACTTGATATCCTGCAACGCAGGATTGACCGTCCTAAAGCCCTTTAGATGAATCTTATGACCACCGATCTCATAACAATCATCTACATCCATGATATTAAGATCACAACTAATAACGGTCCATCCGTCTATGACAGATTGCGTAGGTGTGGTATTTAACCCATATGCTGGATCAGTAGACTCTACGATTTTATAGTCAAATGTCTTAAGATCAAGATTCCCGTTAAGAGACTCTTGCCTCCGGATCTTTACCGTACCGTTGCCGGTATCATAACAGGTCTCGGTAGTATCTATAAGCCGATCCATATAATCCGGCTCATCGCATTCGATACGGGCGAAATTAGATGGCAAAGAGGCATATTGAGTACCAACATGAATATCATTATCCGTAGAACTCAATACATGATGATTATACGACCTAACATGATTTAAAGGATTGATAACGTAAGTGGATTTAATCCTTACCGATCCTCCCGGTGTCGAGTAACATTCTACCGCATTTCTGGTAATACGATCATCCAACCTTTCTAGGCCACACCTTTCACGGATAAAATCCGCGGGAATATTATTTATCCTATTCCCTAGCCCATACCCATTATCAGACGAGTCCACAATCTCCCAGAACTGGTTTCTTTTCCCAAGATCACCGTCATAAGACACCACATGTCTCATACGTACGCTTCCGGATGATGTCTTGTAACACTCCTCGATATCAATAGGCATCCTGTCTTCCATATCCGTGAAATCACAAGACACCAAAGACCATCCGGATGGGAGGCTGGCGAGACGCTGCCCCGGTACGATATCGCCGTTATCCGAATCCAGTACCTCGTAGCGGACGTGGCGCTCGTTTGCCTTGGCATCATAAGACACGACTCTCCTTACCTTGACATTACCCTCACCGCTGTCATAACATTCCACGAAAGACTCGATATCACGATTCTCCATATCCTCCATCTCACACACCATGCGATCCCATCCTCCAGGTATGGCATTATATATCCTATCCACGAGAATATCGGGGTTCTCAGATCGTGTAACGACATAAACAGCCCCCCTTATATCTATATCTCCATCATAAGATGTTATTTTTAATACCTGTACACGACCTTTACCTGTATTATAGCATTCTTTTCTTGACTGAAGCATTCTATCCTCAAAGTCAACGAAATCGCAAGGAACTAAAGAGAATCCATCGGGGAGGGTAGCTAGGGCGGCTCCGGGGACAAAGTCTGCGTTATCGGAGTCCACCACCTCGAAACGTGTGTATCTGGCCTTTATCTTGGAGTCATACGATACCATCCTTCGAAGTTTAACGTTGCCGCTACCGCTATCATAACACTCGATATAGGATTTGATATCTCTCTCCTCCATATCGTCAAAATCACAGACTACCCTTATCCAAGTGTCTGGTAAAGATGAGAAGCTGGCGCCCTCAGGCTGTGACGGATCGGTAGTCTCCAGGACTTTATAGCTCTTATCCCTAACCCCTATATTTCCGTCCCAAGACGTGAGAACCTCCAGCTTCACCTTACCAGCCGGTGTCTTATAACATTCTATAGTTACCTCAATATCCCGATCCTCCATATCAGTGAAGTCACAAACGACCTCAACCCAGTCATCGCTTATACTGGTGATAAATTCTCCTACGGGATTCTCAGGATCAGTACTTTGCTTGATGCGATACCATTCTTTTCTGGTACCCATCTCATAATCAAATATCTTATATCCCTCTATCTGTACCCTTCCGGTCCCGGTATCAAAACATTTAAGTACCGGTATTATCTCCCTTTGGGTCATGTCCGGGAAATCACATACTATACGCCTCCATGTATCAGGTATGGCGTCATACTCCGTGCCAATAGGATTGCTGTCATCAGTCGTATTCACCACCTCATAATGGGACACCTCAGGGTTCAGGCGGGGATCAACCGACTCTACGCCCTCGATCTGGACCTTGCCTCCTTCCGTGGCATAGCATTTACTTACGAATATCAACTCCCGATCGGTCATCTCCGCTATGCTACAATCTATAGCCACCCACTCGGCAGGCACCTTGTCCAATTCCGTGCCAATGGGAGTATCGATATCCGATGAGTTGATGATAAATATCTTCTCGGCCAGTATCTCTCCCTTATTATTCATATAGGTATGGATACGAGCCTCTACCTGACCACCCGGTGTCCGATAACATTGGTTGACGATCGACACACGGGCGTCCTTGATGTTAATGAACTGATAATCCTTTTTAGGGATATCGCTTATAAGTCTCTTTACTCCTTTATCATCGAAGTACACGTAACACCCGTCATTCCTCATCATGACCGGATACGTCTTTCCGTCTATAACAACACCGGAGAAGTCATCTGGCGGAACGGAGAAACCCATGCTCCCGAATATGGAAGCCAGTCTCTTTAGATACTCATTAATACCTGACATATTATAACATTTTAGTTCTTATGCCTCAAAGATAACAAAAAAGGGGAGAGAATTGAATCTCTCCCCTTTAGGAAATATATGAACGCAAAAAGGTCGTTCTTATTTAGGTTCGGTCACGATAGCCGGTCCAAGACCAGCAGCCGCCCCGATCATATTGATCATCTCCTGAACACCCTCATGAGCACCGTATCGTACACGTAAGATCAGGTTAACCGGATCGTCAGCGAGATACTTGCCGAATCCCTGAGAGTATCTATGAGGATTAATCGTGATCTGGAAGTCCACGTACTGCGCCGTTTGCTCAACACGGCTGTACTCGTTCATGAATGTCCGTCCCATGAAATCCTGATGCTTAGGATAACCGTTGAAGTGAGCGTAACCCTTCAACTCATCATCCATCATGTTACCACCTACATGGGTACGTGGAGCCTTGCTCTCAAGTCTTTCGAAGTGAAGCTGATCCCACCAGATAGGAGAACCCTCGTCAAGAGAATCAGGATAACCGCCGCTAGCGCCAACAATCTCAACGCTATCCTCGATATACGTCATTTTATCCATCAAGCATTCTGACGGAGACAATAACATCTCTTTACCACGGAAGCGAATACCGCATTTGCAGTTGGTTCCTAATTCCTGAGCGGATGACAATTTCTTCCACATCCGGTTTCGATATGAAGCTGGCGCCTCACTGGTGAAGAATCCCTCGAATACCTTGTCACACTCATCGCATAACATATTGGTATATACCGTTGTCTGAAAACTATGCTGACAAGCAGCAGGAGTACCGTAGTCAGTAATCTCAAGTTCAGGGAACGCCTGTTTAATATCTTCCAAAGCGCTCTCCCCACACTCGTCATCCGGCAACGTGATATAATATTTCTCGGTAGATACCTCGCAAGATCCGCAAGCAGACCAAGAAGCGGTACGAACCGTAGGATTCTCACACATATCAGATGTCTTAGCCACGTAATAGATGATAGCCGTAGGATTAGCCTCAACGAAAGTAGAGATCTCCTCATCCGTCAATTTCTTGGAAGTAGCGGCAATATACAAGCCTGATCCCTTGATCTGACTCATCTTATTAACCGTATCGGCTACGACATTAGGCAAAGACTCTACGGTAGTAGACATATCCACGCCATCATCCTCCAAAGAAATGGAATACAGATAACCGCCCTTAACCTCGGTATAGCTAGGAGGACAATCCTTGCATCCTTTCATGATAGAAATAAGACGTTGAGTATAGTCAGCGGGTTTAGCGCCTTTCTTCATCACCTTATAACGTGACATACTTCCCTCGATAGTCTCACGAACGATCTTCAATCCTGGGTATTGAGCACGGACCTCAGCTAGAGCTAGATCATCCCCAGTATCACAAACTTCCATGCAATAGAAGTTTACACTTTCTGTAACAGCCTCGGTAGCCTCGTTTACACATCTTGTAATCGGAGTGATATCAACATAATCGGATACCTTACCTCCACCAGCGATAGGCTGGTTCTTCATCCTCTCAATGCATTTTAAAACAGCCGGGAGAAGATCTACCTCCTCGCAAGGATCACATTCCTCGCATTGATTAGGAGTATTATCGCAATCATCTAAAAGGATAGCGTCAAAGATCTCAACACGACCTTCCCCGTAGCCAAGAAGCTCGAAGGCACGGCCAGCTAGAATCAAGCGGACAACGATACGGTCTCCCTTGGATACGGAGAAAGCCGTATCGTCAGAAACACCATTATATCCTAAGATAACATCATCTACATAAGCGCGATCTTTCTTCGGCCAAGAAGCATAAATCTCAGTGATCTCATTCAAGGAGAATAATGGCATAGAAAAATCCTTATCGTAGATAGAGCGGGAAGCCGCTTGTTCATTACGACCGATTCGGATCTCATAACGCTTGTCGTTACGAGGCTTACCAGTAAAATCAGTTATGACCTTACAGCCATTCTCGGAAGTATCCCTAGTATCATAAATACCAATCTGTCCTTCCTTCAAGAAGATGGAATCAACATTTGCCATCTTAGCGTGCGGAGGTACGAAAAGTACCCGGTCTTGCGGTCTGTGCAACATATTATCAATATTTTAGTTTAAAAATCATTTACATAACGCAAACATAATCATAAACAACATCACCGCAATAAAATAAGGTCGTGAGTATACGACATAATACGATATTTACATTTTATGTAAACATTTATATCGTTCATTCTGCAAATATATACAATTATAAAAATATTTACAATCAAACATTTGTTTTTGTAGAAAATTATATACACATTTGCAACATGAAAGTGATTAATAAGACATATCGTTTCAGGATATATCCAGATAACAACCAAATAGAGTTGTTAGCAAAACATTTCGGATGTACTAGATTTGTATATAATTACTTTTTACATCAAAGACAAGAGCAATATAGGGAAACCGGCTCAAGTGACAATTACTATTCCCAATCAAAATCACTTACTGAATTAAAAAAGAAAGAGGATTATTCGTGGTTGAAAGAAGTTAATTCCCAAACCCTTCAGTTTGCTCTCCGTAATCTTGAAACAGCTTACACTAATTTCTTTCAAAAACGAGCTAAATTTCCCAGATTTCATACAAAAAGAGGCAAAAACTCTTTCATTGTACCTCAATACGCAACAATAGAAGATGGGAGATTATGGCTTCCAAAGTTTAAAAGCGGTATCCCAATCCGTTTACATAGGGAAATAAAAGGGGAAATAGGTAAGGTTAGCATAACAAAAACTCCAACGGGGAAATACTTTGTATCAGTATTTACAACGGAAGAATACCAAGAATCCGCTTCTACGGGTAAATCTATAGGAGTAGATATGGGCTTAAAGAGCCTATTGGTTACTTCAAATGGAGAGTCTTTCAAAAATAATAAATATATAAAAAAATACGAAAGAAAACTTGCGGTAGCGCAGAAGCATCTATCAAGGAAAAATAAAGGCAGTAGCGGGTATGAAAAACAAAGACTCAAAGTTGCCAAAATACATGAAAAGATAGCTAATTGCAGAAAAGATTATCTTCATAAATGCTCCTATACCTTAGTATCCAATTACGATATTATCTGTATAGAGGATCTAAACGTAAAAGGAATGATAAAAAACCATAGCCTCGCTAAATCGATCACCGATGTAAGTTGGGGTACTTTTGTATCCTTTCTTACTTACAAGGCGGAATGGAATGGTAAGCAAGTAGTTAAAATAGATAGGTTCTTCCCATCCTCCCAGATTTGTAATGTTTGCGGACATCGTAATAATGACACGAAGAATTTAAACATAAGAGAATGGGAATGCCCATCTTGCGGTACATACCACGACAGAGATGTTAACGCTGCTATTAATATCCTAAAAATAGGATTAAAAAATACATCGGCGGGAACCGTCGATTACACCGGTGGAGAAGATAGAAGACCTAATCTTTTGAAAGGGCATTCTTCTGTGAAACCGGGAACCCACAAGCCTTTAGCTTGTGGGTAAGTTCACTTGAAGGAAGCCACGTTATCTTTATCCATGCTATATCTACTTAACTCATTCTCGTTAAGATTGAATTGCTTGGCGACCATATCCAGAATCTCCTCCACCAAGAAATCGGGTAGCTCAGGATTGATGTCCGTAGACTGCATACCGGAAGCGTTAATGTACCCGGCCAGATCTACCCGGACCGGAGTCCTGTAGTAGGTCATCCTAACCTCTTCGGTTCGGAACATATCCTCATATACAACAATCTTATCCTCCCCTATGGAATAGAATGTCTCCCTATAGTCAAAAGAAGGCTTGTTATTGTCATCCCCAAGAAGCTCATGAATATTCTCATTCTTAACTTCCCACATAACAAAATTAGAGGCCTCACATCCATTATAAGAAAACACCCCTTTTATATTGGAAAACCATAGATAATTATCCGGAAGACCAAATGATGTTGATTCAGGATCATCATCATGACCGATCTTAGCAAGATTTTTCCAATATACCAAAAGCGTTTGAATAGAACGGATAATCTCATCATCCTTTCTATTCAAATAATATCTTATCAACCTATCTTGAGCCTCGTTGAACAAAAGAACAAATCTTCCGGGATCAAGCTTAATCCCGCCATTGGCTAGATTCTGCTCATTCTTCTGCAAAGATCTTAGATACGCTTCTTGGATCGTCATCATTATTCCTCCGTATTGGCCTTATCTACGCCTTCTCCATCATCTTTTTTCTTAACATCCTTAACCTTCTTGGTCTTATCGTCTATATTAGACATAGACATAAGCTCCTCGTACTCATCCAAGACATTAGCCTTTACACTGATAAGATCTTTCTTAGTAGCCAAGAACTCGGCGGACGTACGGGCGTCAGGACCTATGATCTGGCCATTATATTGCAAGCCGGATGGAGTCATATTGATACGACCGTTACGTTGAAGGACGTTTACGATACGATAGAACTCAAGAACTTCCTTGAAATCACCCTCCAATGAACGATCCCAAATATCAAGCAGATAATCGATGTTGGTCTTCTTCTCGTTCATCCAGTTCGATAGTGATCCGGTGTAATAATCATCCTCCGTGAAATCAGGACGGGTCACGATGCCGATGTACAGAAGAAGGTCGATGACAGCCTGACGTTCCTTGCCACCTTTTTTAAGGGCGTTGATGAACTTATAGCTGATATTCATCTTATTGATCTCACGCTGCTGAACGAAATCCTTGGCGTTGTCTTTCTCAATGAAACAGAACATGGAGTTCATGAAAATAGGATCACCATCCATTTCCTGAGGAGTCAACATGCCAGAAAATACAGCCAGATATAAATAAAATAACTCAACGGTATTAGCCGTGTTATAAACCTTACCCATATAGATCTTGTCTTTAGCATCATCCCAAAACTCGAAATTGTTCTGGGAAAGATCCTTCTGGGAGATATTCTCAAAAGGCTTCATTATATTATTGACACGTTGATCAACCAACTTATTAACCTCATCCTTATCCATGCCATTATAGCATCTTGATCTTGGATAAAAACCGGTATTGTAAACTTCTGAGAAATCATCCCACGGGCAACATACGTGAGTAGCATTCTCCGGGAACGGAGCCTTGGCTATATTGGCATCTTGGAAGGCCTGCGGAGCGCTTCCGTCGTGTTTACCTACTACCTCATACAAGGTGTCTGACATGATATTGAAGCCGTTTACCTCGACCAATACCTTCTTTGATTTTAAAATATCTTTCATTTCCTTTTTGCGTTACTTAAAAAAGAGGAGAGGAATATCCTCCCCTCTAAAAACCAAATTACATATATGAAAAAAAACTTATCCGAAGTAGTTCGGTTGAAGCTCGATAAGCAAGAACTTACTATTATCCATGACCCAAGCCGCTGAAGCTGAGTGACACCAGAATTGTTCTTTCATGCCCGGCAAGGACGATACGATCTCATTACCGTTGGCTTTGTGCGCCCAACGACCGTACTCATAACCCCACCACATGCTTACACCTTCCGGTTTCACGTAGAATACGTTATTATTCATATTACCTAACTTAGCGTTAGCCGTGTTAGGAATAGCGGAATATGCGTTAGTCGATCCAGCGTCAGTGATATTCTCAATAATACAAGAATAAGAAGATCTGGGATACATACCATTCACTAACTCGCTACGATCCGTCATATCAGCGTAATCCAAAGAAGGATCGTGCTCGAACTCTACATTTCCGATACCAGCGAGAAAAGCTCCCTTAACCTGAACCGGTCCTAAAACCATAGCATCATTAGTACCAGAGATAGGATTAGAAGGCAACATACGGTCGCTACCCATACCCCAGCTTAAATTATTCAACGTAGTGAAGAACGCTTCTCTAATCAACCTCTCTAAGTTGACCATAGCCATAGCTCCTACCTTGAACTTAATCTTACGTTCCGTAATAGGAAGATCCTGACGGCCACGGAAAATATAAGCGGCGGCAGCCATCAATGTATCCTTTGTGATGCCATTAGGACGGCTGTAATAGATGGTGTAGCCACGGCGGAGCTGGCGGTAGATACCCTCATTCAAATGGATAGGACCATTTTGATCCATAATAATACCACCTTCTTGCCACATCAACTGTCTAGCTTCCAGCTTAACCAGCTCAGCCATACAGAATACCTCCAGCGTAGATGCTACCTTAGCCGTACGCAAATCAAGCCTTCCATTGACAGTCTTTCCGATAATAGCTAGATCAGGAACATTGCCCTCATACTCATTTTTCATGGCGTTCATCCGACGAAGAGCGGTCTCTACGAATTCTGACGTGCTATTCTGAGCGGCCTGCATAGACTTCATACCAGCATACATAGTGGTCTCACCCTCAACACCACGGTGGTTTCCTAAACGGAACTCACAAGTCATAGAACCGGCCTTATCAGCGCCAGATACCTTAGAGAACTGGGTACTGTACTCACCAAGAGCATGACCGATCTTCCAGTAACGAATACCCGGACGTAATTTCTCTTTAGGGAAGTATTTAGCTTTACCGCCGATAACACGACCCCAATAACGTGTTAAATCACCTTCCGTCTTAGACGGGATCTCACCAGAGATAAGAATGTTACAGCCATTAGCGGCGTCATAGGTAATAACATCATAAGCCGTAAACTCAGAAGTATTCAAAACAATATCGAACAAGCTACCGTCAATACCCGGTTTTATATGATGACCTGAAGTATCCTCAGCCGTAACGACAGCGAATGTCTTCGTAACAGGGAGATCATAACGGAAAGAAGCACCGATACCGTTAACGGAGATCGTAGCACCGTTATTAATCATGCCCATATACATCGGGACAGGATAGTTGGCGATGTTAGAGAACAGGTTCAACGTACCAAGGTGATTCTTGTCCGGATCCTCATAATACCAGCTCGCCAATGAGCCTAGGTTATGCTCCACGAGCGAAGTCTTATAGTTCTTGGCGTCAGTGAAGGCGATAACGTTATCACCGTTCACGGTAGCCGGAAAACTTTTTGTCAAAAATGGATTCATCTCTATTTATTTTTAATGTTATACACTCTTTGATCCACTTAGATCAAGGAAGTTAGCCTCTATAGTATCGTTATCTACATTAGTCTTATTCTGCTTTCCTCCCTTATTGCTAGAAAGAAGAGTGATGGTCTTCTTATTGACCTCCATCTTAGCCTTGTTGGTCTTCTGTTTAAGGAACTCGTCCTTGTTCATCAAGAACAAAGCCAGATCAGCGGCCATTTCCGGATTCTTTATAGCCTCCGAATAAGCTCTATCAATAGCCGTATGACCTTGATTGTCTATAGGCTTAGTAACGAAATCGACGGTTTTACCTATCATCGTATCCGTTAATTTGAAACCTGAGCTGATGGATGATTTAAGACCTTTCTTATAAACCTTCATCTGTTCCATCAAATCCTGCTTTCTTTTCTCGGATTTATTTTTCTCCTCCTCGATAAGATTATCCATCTCCTTCTTCAGTATCCCATGGAACTTACTAGCCTTGGCCTCGATAAAATCATCTCCCTTACCAGCTATCATCTCCATGTTGTCCTTGATCTCGTCCTCTGGCATTCCAAGCATCTTATAATAATGCTCGATGACAGCTAACTGATCATTCCTATTGCTCATATCAAGATTGTCCAAAGGGGCTTGTATGTTTTGATATTGGTTCAATAACTGACCAACATTACCACCAGCCTTGTCAACCTCGATCATCTTCTTCATAAAATCGGACATTGATCCGGTATCTACCTTATCTTTAAGCAGCTCTCCTTCCTTGTCCTTTATCAAGCCCTCGATTATATCCAACAAATCATCCTCTTTGGTGATGGTAGATAAATCAACAGGCTTATCATCGACCATTACATCAACTCCTTCAATGTTATCAATAATGCCTCTAGCGACCATCTTATCCAAGAAAGACTTACCATTTAAGCCAGATACGATATCGCTATCATGATTATCCATATTGCCAAGATGATCAGGATCGGCCTTATCCTTTTCAGCGCCCCCTCCTTCACCTCCGGCAGCTCCATCGTCCCCCTCGCTGGCACTAGTCGTATCGTTGGTGGTCGATATAGAATTCCCATCCTTATCGTACCTGTCACTAATATTATTATCATCACTACCGCCTTCACGGTAAAAAAGATCCTCGACACTCATTGTCTTGAAACCTCTAGTGAAATCACCCATATCATTCATACAATTTCCTTTTTTGCTTTTTACAAAAGTATTATTAATTCAATTACCAATTAAATCAACACCATTATAGTATATGACAGAATTTTACGCCAAAATAATTACAAGTTTTGTAAATATTTTTACAAAAATTGTAATCAGTTCTTGTTTATTATTGACGTAAACCTATCTGTATCAGATCTTTTATTCCTAGATTCTATCTCCTTTTCTTTCAATTCTAACTTCCTTTTTTCTATTTCCTCACGGGATCTTCGATCGGCATCAGCATTAGCTTGTCGGGTTCTCATTTCTTCTTCCTTGATATCCATATCCCTTTCCTTTAATGCCCTATCAGCCATAGCCTCAACATAATCCATACCTTCTGAGTTATTCTCGGTCCTAGCGGCTTGACCGGCAGCCATTATGCTCTTACCTCGTAGATCAAAATTACCCTTAATGTAAGCCAGTTCCTTTTCCTTCTCATGCTCATCATTACGTGCCTGTTGATCTGACTCCGCTTTTTGTTGAATAAGTCGTTGATCATTTTGATATGTTTCTTGTCTGACACGATCGGAGTAGGCACGAGCATCCCTTCCTATCTGATTCATCTCTGTTGTCGAGTTAGCATTCATCATCCTAGTTATATCAAGAAGATCATTACCAAGAGTATTGGTCTGTAATATATATTGTTTCAAGCTTTCCAACTCAAGCCGCTTCTTTGAATTAGAGACAGCCATAACGTTAAGATGACGAAGAGATAAACTATTATCAGTAAGACTCACATACGCCAAAGAAAGATCGCTATTCCTGTACATGATAGTCCAGTCGTATCCTTCCTTCTGACATACTTGAGCTACCGCAAGATGGATATCCAAAGTTCGTTTCTTGAAATCATCGAAGTCATTAAAATAAGTCTGGGTCTGTAACATAGTGGCGTTAACCCCCTGTTTTACGCCCGTAGAACTCTCGTATCTCGTTGACTGACCCATGGCCTGCTCAGATATACCTATCATCCTATACGCCATCATATAGGCATAAGAAGCCATTTCCATACGAGATCTTATCTGATCCGTATTAGTAAGATCATATACCCCAAACTGATTGTATATACTACTCATCTGAGGATTCTGGTAAGGATTATTCGTATCATTGCCACCTACGCCCATAAACGACACGGACTTAACGATCTGCATGAAGGTAGCCAAAGCCCCCTTCTTGTCCATCATATCCTTATATTCCGTAGGTAGGAATCCCAAGTCACCTAAGAAGAACTTACCTATCTCCTTCTCAGCGTTGTTATATAACTGGTTCATAGCAAGGTTATACATCATCTGGAACGGTTGTATGCGATCTGATAGGCTGGGACCTACGAATCCTGATACCGGGATAACATAATCATACAGGCTGCTATCACCATGTATCTGATGGGGTATTGGATCTCCACCGATATATATAGGCTCATCCATTAAATTACCTCCAGTGATCTTAACACCAAACCTAACCTCAGGGACATACTCCAAGATATAGGTATTTACCTCAGGATCACCAACGGCTTCGGCCATCACCCTCTTTACTTTCTTTATGCCGTTCTTCTCCAAGAACTCCGGGAGCAACTCATCAGTTACAAGTTCCTGATCCACCATCCCGGTATCCGTCATATAAGTTATTAAAAATACCGGTTTCATGGATACCCAATATCCCTCCATGACCCTAAAAAGACGGGAGTCTATTTCATGCATTTTACCATTAGCCATGCCGGAGTTGAAATATCCAAAAGGATGGAAGCGGGGCAAGAAGCGGGGCTGGGTGCTCTCCTCCCCGTCCGGCCCGAAGGTGTGGTACTCACCCATAGGAATACCGAAATAATCCTCAGCGGCAACTATAGACTCATAGTCATGGTATCCCTTCCATGGGATAACCTCATTCTCGTACATACCGGTAATAGACGGTTTCTTTTTCTTCCAGTCATGCCTAGTACCGTCATTAGATACCCATCCCTCATAATCATCATCACCTCCCATAATCCGACGCTTATCTTTAGCCGTCATCTTATGGCCGTATCTTGATATCAACTCAACACCCTCGTAATAATGAATACGACCTACATAAGATCCATATTGCGGGTATTTCACATCAGGATGGAAAACCTCCATCGGACTCCATACCTCCGGACGATAGTAGTCAAAACCAACGAAATGATTCCGGAACATCTTTCCGCTAAGAAGACGGTCCCGGAAATTCTCCCTGTCAAGCTCATCCATATAAAATCGGCTACGGTCAGCCTCGATCGTATGATCTCCCCATACCGCCGCTTGAGTCTTCCATCTAGTGCTCATGAACTGCTGGATATCATCAGGGGTCATAGACGCCTTAGCCTGTTGAACCTGCTGGGCGTAAGCTTGTCTTTCCTCATCGGAATCGAAATTATTATAATCAGGATCAATACCAGCCTCTACAAGGCGTTGGTTAACGATAATATCCCATTGCTCTTGAATATGGCGATGAAGAAGATTTGACATCGTATCCTCATACTCACTTATAGCCATATCCCCTACCTCATTAACCGTATACTTATCCTGCAGATTTGTTAGCCATCCCTCAAAGGCATTTACGATACCACCTATGATATCATAATGCTTCAAGAAAGAAGGTATCCTTATATCGCTCCTTAGCTTCTGTACGTTCCTTAACTGAGGGATAACGTCCGCCATCTCCATAAAAGATAACTTACCATCTGCCATCAGATAATAGTCACGGTACATCTGATTACGATCATACTGTTTCAACCCTATCGTCTCAAGAGCGTCCATACAATCCTCCTTCCATTTCCTGTTCTTTTTCTTCGTGGAAATAGCCTGAGGAGGTAATCCTAATAGCGCTCCTTTTGCCGGAAACGAATGATCTCTATTAAACACTTCCATGATTATTCATTTTTATTTACAGCAAAGATAGGCGTTTAATTGACATTCATTTACCTGAAAGCTCCTATAGATACCGATCCAAAGGCAGACGCATATACCTCATGGTGTTTATAAGCATCTTCCTTACGGGCGTTATTCATCTCATCTATCTTCGATTTAGGCATATAGTTATTATCATCAAAATACCTAGCGAGAACCAACGCATGTCCGAAGGATATTATCCTATCGACGTTCAATCCGGGTTTGTACTGTATTATCTCATCCAATAGGGCTATATCATCGATCAACTCAATACCCTTGACAGTTATATCAAGACCAGTGCTATCATCATAACCAATAACGAAATCCTGCCAACAATAATCCACCACGCAGGAGAAGAGTAGGTTCTGGTTGCCGGGGGTCGGGTATAGCCCCAGCTTGCTGTTCTGCCTGGAGCCGGCCTTCACGTACTTATTGGCTATAGCCTCACCAGCGAACAGGAAGAAGGACGCGGGCATACCGCTCTTCCGGTTGAGGTACTGCTCGTACATCTGGTCGGCGTTCTCCATCAGGCATATCGCCCCATACCCTTTCTGGAGAACCTCGCACGTACGGCAGAATTGGTCTATGGATGATGGGCGGGATACGTAAGAAGCTACTATTCGATAAGCATAAGGATCACGGATACCTACACGCCTTTTGAATACATAAAAGGAACCCAATGAAGGGGTATCAGACTTTGCTTGCTTATACGGGTCCTGGCCCGCCACATAAATAAAATCATCAAACCTATTGGATTGAGGCATCTCGAATATCTGTACAGGAGCGTCAATAACACCGCCGCTAAACGGGAACCCAGCCAGTTGCTTATTCGATTTAGTAGTACCAAGTTTATTGCCAGACTCAAGGAAAACGTCACATAACATTCCGCTATATTGCCCCGACTCAATAAGATCGTTCTTATGCTTGATAGCGTACTCGACCGGGAATAGGTTTTGTGATGAGCTTAAAAAACAGTCATCGATCGTAAATGGATAGAACATGGTATGAGAAGTGTACGCAACCCTATCTTTTGTAGATAGTTTCTTCCGTTCCTCATTAAGCTTATTGGTGCTAGCCTCGAAATCAGTAGCGTCAATCTTGATCTTATTAAGTTTCTTATCATCAGGCTTACCAAGATAATCGCCCAATCCTATAGTTCTCTTAACACCGGAGTTAGCCATCTGACCGGGGACGAACATCGCCCATTTCCGTTCTTTCCATGTTTTCCCTTTCATGGCTCTACGATTTAAAATATCCCAATCCATAACCAGAAGATTGTAGGTCTCAGGATCAGCGAACATCTCTTGAGCGTCCTTAGATAATTCTACCTCACCACCAGTACCAGCCAAGATAGGGCTAAGACGCCAGCCGTAAGGAGTGTTGTAGGAAGGCATGGCGGCAGTGTACGGTTTCTTGATAGGTCCCTTACCAACCTCGTCGAAAATAGACGTGGCGGGGGTCAGACCTGCCGTCTTCTGTGTGGATGTCTTCCTACCCATGTTAATGTTGGCTATAGATATCATAGCATGAACATCGCGAACTCCATTGGACATACGTTTACCTAATATAACGCCGGAACTCCAATCGGTCTTGGTCCTGTTAATCCTAAAAAAAGGATGTACATGATCAAGACCATACTCACAATACTCACCTATATTAGACAAATCGCTATCGCTGAATCCTACCACGGAATGACTAAGCCCGATCGTCATAGTGGCGTTCATCTGAAGAAGGGATGACATGATAGTCGTATTATGGGATACGACAAAATTAGTGGTAAGGAACTGATGGGACTTATTATCGACCTCAATACAGGTAGCCTTATACTTCCCATAATAATCTATATCGGATATCCTAAGCCTGTTATGGGTCTTGGATATATACATATCATCACCATCCATGACACAATAATATCCCATAGACCAGAATATTTTCCTTACGAAGGATATAATATGATCGCTTCTGTAAACCACCTTAAAAAGATCGTCACCAGTGCTTATACCACAAGCAATCTTCATGAACGAGTTTATGAATAATTCTTTCTGTTTTTTGGATGAGTAGATGATATTATCCATATCCTTCCTGCTCAGATCAAAGACCCTGTCGGTAGCGCCACAAAGGAAGGAGGCGGCCAGAGACCCCATAAGCTGAGGTGATATTATCCACCGCCGTTCCGGGAAATCAACCTCCCCGCCCATGTCTATGGTCATTTTAGAGAAATCGGAGTGAATGATACCCATAGTGCTCATGACCTTATAATCACCATGATATTTAACCTTCCATTGATGCTGACCACAACATACTATACTGCGCCCATCCTCGAACGTAATCTTATACATATCGACGAACCCTTGAGGATATACACCAACTACGGTCGTAAGATTGCCATCATCACCGTATATTATATCTCCGATATCAGCGAAACCTATCTTTTTAGATCCATGAGGAGTGTATATAAGTTCCGAGTCCAGAAGAGCCTTCCCAAAACGACGAGTTCCGAACATTCCCAATCCTTTCTTCTCTACACGAGCGCATTGGTACATCTCAGCAAAAAACCATTCGTTGTCACGTAACCGACTGATAGCCGGTACACGCTCCCCGCTTGGAAGGTCTTGGAACACGGGAAAGAAATTAACGTGCCAATAAAGCCATGGGGGAATGAATGTTCCATTTATATTTATCCCATACTTAACCTTATAAGCCTCTTCCGTGAAAAATTGCTTAACATCGTCATCTTGATCCTCCCAACCAAACAGATCATTCCATATGGGAGGGTTCTTCATGTTTACGTAAAATTCAGGACTCGAACTTAAACTCATAGCTACAAACTTTTTAAAACAGATTCTATACCACCGGATATCTGACCCTTACGCTCTTTCTTCTGAACATTATTAACAGACCTATATACATCCATTATCCCACTTTTCTCCATGTAAGAATCATTCCATGTATTGATTTTATCTATTAGCTTAGATATAAAATCAAATGACTTAGCCATATCCTCAGGTTTCTCCTTATCCCACGGATGCTTGTCAATATACGCCTTGGCATCGTTTATAGCCTTGGCTATGACCTCAAGATTGTCATTGACACGATCGGAGTCCTTACTGGTCGGCTTTCGTCTTCCCTGTGGCATTTTCTTTTAATTCCTTAAATTCATTATACTGCTTCATAAGAAGCTCATAAGACTGGACAACACCTATCTTATTAACCTCTTTAACACTCATGTCATGAAACATATCCTCAATCTCCTTGTCGGCATATCTCAGACGTTCCTTATCATCATAAAAAACAAATCCTGACGTACGATCCTCAATAATACCTTTAGCCGTAGCTGCGTAAGTGGTATCAAAATTAAGATCCATACCGAAGCTGGTAGCCAACTGGATTATGAACATCAACCTAGAATTGACTTTTACAGCCTCTATATTCAACATCTGTATCTTATGGGTCATCTCATGAAGAACTACAAAATCATCCTCTTTTATCAACGAGGATGATTTAAGGGCTATCTTCTTAGTCCTATCCTCAATATCGCTATACAGACGCTTGCTCTCACGTTTTATGGCTATCCAATGTCTTATATGGGTATCCGCCTCTTCTTTAAGATAATCTCTAATCTCTGTTTTTATATCTTTATCTTCCATATTACGCATTATAATCATTGTTGTTTAACTCAATCTCATCACTGATGCATTGGTCTATAGACCTCAATAAATCCCTGGTGCTAATATCCCGCAAGAAGCGTACGTTACCACCGTTAGCTCTAGCCACCCTCCTTAAAGCGGAGTAAAGTATATCTCCTAAAGAATACTCAGGCAATTCTCTACATCCTACCTCCATGACAATAAGAGCATGGATACGATCATCTATTTTACTTCTTACGGGACTCCTCATATGCCTTATTTATAAGCCTCACCGATAATACGGAGAGGGAAATATTTAAAATTCATGTTAGGATCATCTTTGGTATAACCAGAAAGAGATAAATGTTTCTCAAAATGGCCTTCCGTATATTTTGAAGTGTCTAACGTCATCCTAAATATAGTCCTATTCTCATTATCAGGATGTTTATTATATGAAACATCACCCATACACCCACATCCAAGATGATACTCCTTTACATGGAATCCATCCTTATGAGTTATGAACAGCACGATCTCTATCTTATTACCTATCTTCTGATCGAAAATATTTATATAAAAATCACTTTCATCATCCGATATTCCCACGTCGAAATTATCATTAGGACTCTCGATATTAAAATCGTTATGATCGGCGGTTATGACCTCCATGGCATTCCATTTGGCTTTCTCACCCTCCACGAACTTTAATGGGCATACCTCGGTCTTCATCCAAGCCTTCTCCTTGATAAAGCAACCGCACAACGAGCATGCCTGTCTTCCCATCAATCTCTGGAGCAATACCTTCGCCGGTAACTTGAAGAAACTGATGTTAGATGAGTTCTTAGGACATTTCTTGCATAAATCAAGACGATTCTTATACCACTCTGGATAATCCTTCTCTTTCTTAGGAATCCTGCCCAATAAACTGTCTTCCCAAGCTTGGGCTATTACTTGAGCTTTACCAATTGTTTGCATTTTATCTCTTAAATTGTTGTTGTTGAAAATCTTGTAACTGTTCCCATGTCATGCCATACCGGCATTGATACATAGCCTCATGGTTGTCACGTATAAGGGGATCTCCATTCTTCAATCCCTCCATACCTTCTATAATTTTTATCTTCTTATCCAGACAATCAAGCTCAATAGGCATCCTTTCGTCTGGATAACGATTACCCTCCTTGACATATATGCGACGTATCTTATCACGTCTTACACGCATCTCACGGAGATTGCAGATAACGTATCCGATAAACGGGATCCTGATAGATATATTGTCGGTATATCTGGCGAGATGATGGATATAAGATACGGATGCTTTCATGCACCACTCGACCTGTTGCTTAGTAAACTTACCACCAGATCTTCTCACCACCTCATTGACAATATCCCTGTCGAACGAAATAAGATCCCTATCCATCAATATTGAGTTTGTTTCTCTTGAATACGAATCCCATTACACGGGTATCATCACCCTCACCATCAAGCACGAAATAATTACGAAGGCTTCTCATCTCTATAGACAATTCACGGGTACGAAAATTACCATTTTTCTTGTCAACTAAAAAACCTCCACGCTTCAGCTCATTGTTAAGGACAGCGATGTAAGACTCCTTCTGGCCATGACAATCCATGTACTTAGCCCTGGTATCATCAGAGTATCCGTAGTTGATGTAGAAAGAAAGTAAGTTTATCGTCCTTTCAGTAATCAAGCTCCTACCCTTTGAATCCAGATAGCCGTTGTATATCCTTAAGAACTGCTGGATCATATCCAATCTAGTATCGTAAGGTAAGGCAAATACGAAAGCTTTTCTCTGTTCCGGCATATGAAATTAGTTTTCAGCAAAACTAGTTAAAAAAAATATCGTTGTCAAGAAATTTCGCCATAATCAACATAATATATGCTGACTAGCATGTATTTACAAGAATCCAAAGGTGAAAAGGATGGTGTGGTAGGTCGAACGAAGCCGTGTATGCCCACGATAGGCTACAATGGCGAGGGAAGTGAAGTTCACGTACGCTACGCGCGTGGACGGAGGAGGACAGCCCTATCCTGCCTCACGGGATACGACCTTACCTTTTTCCCTTTGGATTCCTTCCTCCCAAGCTATGGGATATAAAGCCAAGGGGAAATGGGAGGCCTTGGAGCATGGAGCCTGCCGTAGAAGATACGGGTAGCCGGAGCGTGAGCGACCGCACATGACCTCACTTTTTCTTCTTTGGCTTCTGCTCCGCCCGATCCCCATTCGGGTCCCGGACTCCGGTAACATCATATGACATTATCGTTATAAGCCTTCGGTGTCCTGCCTGACGGCACTACACCTTGGCAGTAAAAATCTTAATTAGTTATACAGACATTTGACTTCATGATATACTCTACACAAAACATGGAGGATTAGGAAGTAGAATATATTAATATAGTTAATTATAATTAATAAATATACCTATTAATGCGCGCGTAACAAGTAGAATGAGAAAAACTATTATTCAGAAACACAGAAATTTACCCCCCCCCATTTTTATTACGACAATTTCGTATAAACAACAAATGGGCGACCTTCACAGGCTACCCATCCATCCGAATAACTTGTTTCGTATTTACGGAACTCGTATATTCGCAGCAAAAATTTTACATAAAATGATGGGAACAAAGATATCACTTTTACACAAAATGAAATCAAATTTCGATAAGATTCTTACCGAAGCATATATTCCAAAAGATATACAAGCAAGAAAAGATGAGCTTGGATGTTTAAGACTTCCAGCTAAATCTCTTATATGTCCTGTTGATTATAAACCTGTCACTAATAAGGATGGTAAGAAAGTCACCGCTATAAGATACTCGAATAAGAAAGATAATATCAGAGGTTCTGGTATGGTTATAGAAAAGAAGTGTAAGCAGATAGTAGCTTATCTTACTATCATAAACGTCCAGAAGCATGTATTTTTAAGGAATAGGATGAATAAAGGATATCGTGATCGTATTGAGATCAATACCGATGATTTTATAGATATCCTATCTGATGGTATAGCTTATTTCTGCTACAGACATGTACTTGAAAATTGCCATGAGGATATAAATTATCAGCTAAAGACGATTAAGGCTTACGCCGAGGGAGAGATCAGGATAGCTTTGGGTGATGTCATGATCTACACGCATAAGGTTAAGAAGAACGAAGATACGAGAGATATATTCGTAGGTAAGAAAAGATCCATATACAAATGCCTAAACAATAGCTATAACTCAGATCAGAGAAGAGCTATGGCCAACAAGAGTCGTAAGCTTGATCGGGTAAGAACCCTTTCTAAAATAATATTCTCGGCCAGAACAAGGAATGTCCATCATATCTATAAAGTAACGAAAAGAAAGACAGTTAAATTCAATGTAAGCTATCTTATGATTGAATTGAGTAATAGGTTGGCTAGTATAGGTATGCATAAGATATCACAGGCTACCATGTACCGGTATATAAATATGTTCCTTGATATGTGTAAGAAGACTATATCCGATCTGTATGATGAAGTAAGAAAAAACAATGGAATTATCAATTCAAAAGACAGGAACAAGGCAAATATTGGACATCTAAGATTATTCTACCGAGGTACAAAAATGCATGTACTAATATCAGCTTATTATATAAAAAACGTATTTTTAGGCGAAAAACATGTTGAGATGAGCAAAGCTGGTTAATCTGAGTATCAGATATAAAATTTAATATTTACATATTATTCACATTTATTTTTATTAGTTAATTATAACTATTCGTATCTTTGCGACATAAACTTAAAAAGATATGGTACAAGAAGATTTTAGAAATGAAAACGACCTCCTTCGTCATATTATGATGGTGGATCAAAACGTGGAGCAAGGTCGTGCCTTGAAAAAGATTTTCACCACTAGGGAGAATCTGTTTATTACCGGAAGAGCTGGTAGTGGTAAAAGTACGTTCATGAGACGTATAGTAAAGTTCTTGGGTAAATGTGTTATAGTAGCTCCTACTGGAGTTGCGGCCTTAAACTCCGGAGGACAAACCATTCACTCTTTCTTCGCTATAAAAAACGATCCTTACATCCCATCCGTAGAGAGGAATATGTTATCAAATAAGGTTGATGTAAGTCCGTTCATGAAAAGCAAGGTCAAGAATCTTGATACTATCGTTATCGATGAGATTAGTATGGTAAGACCCGATTTGCTTGATGAGGTAGCCGATATACTTAGACAATGTAAACGAAGCAGGGGACCTTTTGGTGGAGTTAGACTGATTATGTTCGGCGATCTGTCGCAATTACCTCCTGTCGTGACTGTTGATGATTTTATTGATAAATATTATGAAAGCCGATTCTTTTTCTCGTCAAAGGCATTAAGAGCCTCAGGGTTCTCGGTAATTACCTTCGATAAGGTATTCCGTCAAAAAGACCCACAACTTTTGTCTGTGTTGGAGGATATAAGATGCGGGGTTATTACCGAGGAATCTAGATCTATCCTAAAATCAAGGGTTATGTATCCTGACAATATGAATGACACTATAGTTATATGCTCAACTAATAAAGAGGCTTATGAGATAAATAAATCTAATCTTGATAAGATAGATAATAAGGTATTTAAATTCGAGGCTGAGATATTCGGTGAAAAACCTGCGGCTCCATGTGAGGATGAACTTATAATAAAAGTAGGAGCTAAGGTTATAATAACGAGGAACGGTAATGGGTATGTGAATGGTTCTATGGGTGTAGTAACAGATATAGATCCGTGTGATGACGCTATATCAGTACAGCTTACCGATGGAAGTGAGGTTTATATAACTAAAGAAAAATGGAATAAAATAAAATACAGGCAAGTAGATGGGTCTTTAGAAGGAACGTCTTGTGGTTATATCATTCAATATCCGTTAAGATTAGGATACGCTATCACTTCTCATAAAGTTCAGGGGATGACATTAGACAATATATTCGTTGATATGAGCAGGGCTTTTGAGATCGGGCAGATATATACCGCTCTTTCAAGGTGTAGATCAATTGATGGTCTTTACCTGAAATCAGTACCTAATGATAACGCGATATTGTTAAGTGAGAATGTGTCAAACTTCATGGAGAAGGTAGATGATAACTATGGCGTGTTCCTGCCGGAGAAGATATCTGATATCGGTAAGGGTATGATAAAGAAGCAACAGGATTTGTTTAACTTTGAAGAATTTGGATTGTAATGGCTAAGAAAGAACTTTTTTCGGACGTAGATGAATTAGTATCATCTTTAAATAAAGAGCTTGGAGAAGGATCGATAATGAACTTCGGCGATGATAAGCCTATAATATCCATACCAAGGGAAAGCACTGGTTCGCTGGTGGTGGACAAGGCCCTCGGAGGCGGATGGGCGGTAGGCCGGATCCATGAGCTGGTCGGCATGGAATCTTGTGGCAAGACCATGATGTGTACGTTAAGTATGATCGAGTTCCAGAAAAAACATCCCGATAAGCTGGTAGCTATAATAGACGTGGAGAACGCTTTTGATATCGAATACGCCAAGAAGATGGGATTAGACGTTAACCGGTTCCTTATTTCCCAGCCAAGCTACGGAGAGTTGGCTATAGACATCACAGCAAGGCTTGTGGAATCTGGTAAAGTAGGTTTTATTGTAGTGGATTCTGTTGCCAACCTAGTCCCGAAGAAGGAAATAGAGGGTGATATGGAAGACAGCAACATGGGATTGCAAGCCCGATTGATGTCAAAAGCTATGAGGGTCCTTACCGGGATCGTAAACAAAAGCGACTGTGTTCTGGTATTCATCAACCAGTATCGGGAGAAGATAGGTGTTATATATGGAGATCCTAAGGTAACCACCGGTGGTAACGCCCTTAAATTCTATGCCTCTATCCGTATGGAGATGTCAAGGAAGAAAGTTATAGTTGGAGAAGATGGATCATCTATAGGTCATGAGGTTAGGATAAAGGTATTGAAGAACAAGACCGCTGTTCCTTTCCATGTAGCCGAGACTGCCTTGTATTATGGAATAGGGTTTGATAAGGAACTTGAGCTTTTGAAGGTATGCGAGGAAACCGGTATCTTTACCCGTAAAGGATCATGGTACTGGTATGGCGAGGTCCGGGTAGGAAATGGAGTGGATAATACGTTAAGTATCATGAGAGACAATCAAGAATTGTGTCAAGAGTTAAGGACTAAATTAAATATTTAATTATATGGCAATCGGAGTAAAATTTGTAGACGTAATACCATCCAGTGTAGAGAACGCTGTCGAGGTTAAGAAAGGGGATGTGAAGAACTATCTGTTCGTAGGTATTCCCATGAGTGAGTTTATCGGGAAGAGATATGAGTATGAGGGATTCATATACATGTGCCTACAGGGTGTCACCGGTGGCACGGAACTTGGCGGAGATATAGCCATAGCCGTATTGAGACCGGTTCGCCCCGCCGTCGGGCAGGTCTCTTATCATTTGGTATCGTATACACCTCTTACGTATACGAGATCTGATGTGGCGATATTCCTTCGCAATGGTGATTTTAAGGTTGTTAAACGTGACGATTGTAATCTTATCTGATTATGGGAACATATATATCGATAAAATCAACGGTAAACGCATTCAGGTACGGTATTGATCCTATACCTGAATGGTTCGACAAGATATCCAAAAGAACCAAGGAGCTTGATGTGATGGTTGATGGTCACAAGGTAAAGGCTTTGGATATAAGCCTAGAAAATGGCATTCTACGGGCTTTTTATGGTTATTACATAGGTATGTATCCAGATGACTCAATACAAGTATTCAGACCGGAGGATTTCCATTCATTATATACTTTAAAAATATGAATATAGCGATAGGAATAGATCCGGGTATAGATACCGGAGGATTAGCTATGATCCCGGAGAACGGAGATATTAAGGTAATTATGACTCCAAGGATATCGGCTAAGGGGGATATAGATCTTAGGGCTATATCAAGCTTCCTCCTCAATGCCGCTGACAAGATCCAAGAAGGAGGTGGGGGGACGTTGGCGATCGCCGTCGAGGACGTCCACAGCATCCACAACAGCTCGTCGGCCAGCAATTTCACCTTTGGTGGGAGACGCCGGGAACCGAACGCTCTATTCGCGATGATGGTGGAGATGATGGAGCGATACGGATCTCACCCGGATGTCAGGTTCATGTTCGAGGAAGTACAGCCAAAGACATGGCAGAAGGAGATCCATACGACTGCCGATCGGGTGTATGCTGCGGCTAAGCTAGACACGAAGGCCACCTCCATCCGATGCGCCATACGCCTTTTCCCTTTGGTATCTTTCGTAAAGCCATGGTCAGGGAAAGGAGTACAACCTACCAAAATACAGGACGGAATGTGTGATTCCATACTTATAGCCGAATATATTAGACGTAAATTTAAATTATTTTAATACTATTAAATATATATTGTATT